CTTAAATCAGAAGCTCTTTTGTCTATTGAGTTTAGCTGTCATTTTGAATGGAACCCTATAGAGAGACTGAAAGGAACAGACCACGCCTGGGTTCCGTATGATACAAACAATGAGCCTACGGGTGTTGCTACGCCTGAAGGTCAAGATACCGAATTGTTTTATCAGTGTGAAGCAATCGATTACCAGGGAACCGGAAACACCAATCTTTTTAATGGTTACGGATGGTTTTTAAATTCAGGGCCTCATGGTTACAACACTACTACCTATTTAGGAACAGCGGTTCATGAAAGCGCAGTTTATCAGGACACTGATCGCATAAGAAGCAACACTGCAAAAACACGGGAAGCTTTTATAATTGGCCCAAATGCCCTATATGGGGCGTGTGCTTTTCGTGTAGTTGTAGACGGAACTACTGTTTGTGAAAGTGGCTGGTTTAGTGACCACCGCCAAAAAGAAAACGTGTATTTGGTGGGCGCTGTCCCTGTTGATGCAGGACTTCATGAGGTTGTTGTTGAGGTTAGAAAAGCGTTTGTTTCTAACGATGAACCAGGCATCTTCACACTAAATCTAAAAAAGCCAGTTGTTATGTATGATCGTGAGCTCATTATTCATGCGAGGTATCGATAGCTATGAGTAAGATTACGATTACAGACATTACAGAAGGGTCCACAATGAACCCTTCAGATGTGACTGACACTGTAGATTCTTGGAAGTCTTCTGCGGTAAATGGCTCTAATGTTCGCGACGAAGGACTTGATGAGCGAATGTTTGCTCCTCAAACCGCTGCCATTACAAATGAGTTTTATGAGTGGCAGTACAACGACAGTATTCAAAAATATGCCCCAGATTACAAAGATGAATGGCGTGTTGTTTGGTACACAAGTGGAGGCAACGTTCCTTCTGTTATTGGCCCAATTAAATACAACACAACTGAGTCTACTGTTGTAGTCAGATTTAATGCTGGGCTCATTATGCCTACTGCTGTAAACAGCCATAAAGCAGTACCTAAAGACTCTAAAATGACAATGGGGTACAGGCTTGCGTACATAATTTCGCCAAATATGCCTGCAATAGCCGATTGGAATAGCGACACGTCTACTTACAGGGCGACTCCATTTAGACATACTTTTAGAAAAGTTGCTTTATCTGCATATCCTACACAAGCTATCGGCAGCTCACGGTACAAGAACAACATTTGCACCACACTTGTTCTAAACGATTCTTCTACTGGCCGTGACGGAAGAGCGTGGCCAAAACCCTCGCCTGGTGATTCTCTTTGGATTGGTGTTCAGTTTAGGATCTACGAGTACGAAGGAGACACCAGGTTTTTTAGAAACAACCAGTGTTACTTTACGATTAGAAACGCTAATCTTAACTGCGCCCACTACAAGAGATAGGTATGCCAAAGTACTTTCCAAGCGACCCAGTAAGCGGAGATCAGGTAGATGTTGGGTACTTTGATGATGCCTACGAAGGCATGCAAAACTATGTCAACTATGGCATCGAATCGTCTGATCTTCAGGGCACAGGAACTTCGTCCAGTTCATCTGACAAGAGGTGGGTGAAGACACAGCACATATTTAAGTCTGAGTTTTATGGAGCCCCTTCTCCAAGAATGGAAGGCGTCAGTTGTTTGGTTTATCATCGACATGTAGACCATGGAACCGAAAAGCGCTCTATTCACCATTCACAAGCAACACAAGACGATTGGGTTTGGGTTCCAGGTCTTGTATCAACGGTGAAAGTCACACCACCATACGAACGGGCGATTAATAACGCTACGTCTGAAGCAAACTTTTTTGCAAGGGATCAGGTCGCTACTATTTTAGCCAGCTTCTATGCGTTTGATATGGGTGGTTCTGGCAGTGAATATGGAGAAAATGTTCAAGCCTCTCTTACTGGCAAAAACGAATATAGTTCAGACATTGTGCATCAAAACGGCGCTTACGAACACACTCTTGCTGCTGAATTTGCTCTGTTTGTAAACGACTACAGATTGAAGAGCACCGATAGGTATTTGTATACCGGCACACGACGAAACTGGATGGGTGCCAGAAAGCAGTTTTCAATTATGAAAAACGTTCAATTGCCCATTGGTGTGCATAACATTGGTGTTCGAGTAAAAATGAAGACACTGCAAAGCAGCATGGGCGAATACTATCCAGACGGAAGCGCCACAAGCTTTGGTAGAGAACATTCAACCGTTACTCCAGATTTTATTGCGGGTAGTTGGAAGCATGTTTTTGTTGCTGGAAGAAACCTCGTTGTGCATGTAGATAGGAGATAGCTGTGGCCAGGCAACAGTATTATCAAGACGAAGAAGTAGAAAGAACGGATACCGAAAGCGCGGCCTCTAAGGGTGCGAAAGCGGGTGCTCTTTCTGGCGGAATTACAGCCACAACAACCGCGCTTGGGTCTGTTGGTTCTATTTTTGCTGGTGGTACTGCTACTGCTGCGGGTGGCACTGCTGCTCTTGCTGCTCTTGGTCCTGTTGGGTGGGGCATTCTAGCTGCTGGCGCTCTTGCGGCAGGCGGAGCTGCGGCCTACCAGGCTGGGTCAGAAAAGAAAGCGCAAGTAGAAGCTATGGACGCTCAAAAGGTTGCAGCTAAAGAAGCATCGGAAGCACGGCAAGATCAGAAAGCCAAGGCTAGAGCCAGCAAATCCAGGGCAGCAGCTACACGAAAGCCACGATACGACGCTGGACAGGATCCGTCAGTTTCTTCTGTTCAGTATTCTGGTGGAGGCAGTGGGTACGACGATTTTCTCTCAAGGAACATGGGTTAGGATTTAGATATGGCACGACGAAATAGATACGACTCAAACGCTCCTGCTGGTTCTTACATGTCCCAGTTTACCGAAGAGGAGTGGGACAGCCTTGAGCCAGGAATGCAGCGAAAGCTTGCCGTGATGGGCGGGCCTTTTGGCCGCAGCGAGCTTAGTGCAGAAGAGCAGATAATGATGCAGGACATTGAGCGACGACAGCTTGGCAGGGAGGCTTTGAGGGCTACTGCGCTTAGTGGCGCTCAGCTTGGAGCACAAGCATTGATGTACGCAAGCCCTTCAGCCCGAAGAGAAAGAGAGTTGGCTGGTCAAATTGAACAACAGATGAAGACTGGTGATTTCCTTGCTCCTGCTGAAAGAGAGGCAATTGAACAAGCGTACATGGGTCAGGCCGGAACTCTGGCGGAAGAAGAGCAGGCCAGAATGGAGGCTTTGGCTGGTAGTGTTGGGGGCACCGCAGTTACAGGACAGGGCGGTGTAGAAACCATGAGAGAAGCCGCCAGGGTCAAAGAAGGAAGGCAGTTTGAAGCCGCCAAAGAAGCAGGCAAGGCTATTACTTCTGCGAACCTTCAGGCTACCAGAGAAAAGCTGCAGCAATACGACCAGCTTAAGGAAACTGCAACTGGGCGTGTTCGCGGTTTGCTTGAAACTACAGCTCAAGGCATAGGCTCTGCCGCTGAGGCTTACGGAACAATCCGGGCCTTTGCTCCTGGTGAGAACGTTGGCCAATTGTTCAATGAACTTCGAGAAATGGAGGTGCCTGATCCAGACAATCCTGGGCAAATGATGGCTGCATTTTCAGGCCCTCAAAGGGTAATGATTATTGGAGAGCTCAGGAGAATGAGCCCAAAACGGCGGCGTAAGTATTTAGCAGAGCTAGAAAGAGAATATGAACTTGAGTCTGGTAAATTGACAAGCCTTCTTGACCCTGGAAGGGCAGAGGCCACTACTGCAGAAGAAGCGGGAGAACAAAAAGAAGAACAAGGCCAGGGCGAAGCAGAAGCACCAGCCCCAAGAACTCAGGAAGGATTTCTTGAAGAAATAAATGCGTTGCCTGAAGCACAAACTAGTTTGAAAACAGTAATCATTGACAGCCCTCAAGGAACAGAAATGGCTTTAGATTTTCGGGATTGGTTTAACGAAGAATATCCCGAAGCTTCTTCAACCCTAAAGCTGGACCCTTCTAAAGACACCGGAAACTATTCAGACGCGGTTATTCGCGGCTCAGATCGAAGAAGTTCTATGGCAAAAGCATGGGAATACGACATTGACGGAAACCCTGCGGGAAATGTCTGGTTGTCTTTTGAAATGCTTGAGGACCAAACACAAGCAGCTCAAGGAGAGTAATCATGCCCAGCATCCCTTACGGAACAAGAAGGGTGCGGGAAGTTCCTTCTATTGAAAGAAACACCGAAAACATCGATATTACTCAGCAAATACGAAGTTTGTCTGACGATGTCACGGCAAACACTACAAGCACTACAAAAAGAAACGTTGATGACGTAATCATCAACCCAAATGCAGGGCTTTCTGCTTACGCGGAAACGGAAGAACTCAAGAGAAAGCTAAGGGTTGTTGAAGATCAAATAAGAATGAAGAACGCGGGATATGCCGCTTTGCTCCAAATCGAAGAGCTAAAACGAAGCCTTTCCGAGCTTGAACAGAAAATACAGAACGTCGAACAAATAGCCAGAAACGGTGTTCCTAACGATGGTCTTCCAAAGTTTACGATTGTAAGCGCAAACACGTTTCAGAAAACTGTTGTGAGCAAAACAGCAGACTACACTGTTGTTCAGGGAGAGGGGTCTGTTTATATCGGCAATGCTGCTAGCGGCGCTGTTACTTTCACCTTGCCTCCATGTGCAGCTTGTGTGGGCTTAGTTCTTACGTTCAAGAAGCAAGACCCAAGCGGGAACGCTGTTATTATTGATGGCAACGCATCGGAGAAAATTGATGGTTCCGCCACCAAGTCTCTCGGTTCTCAATTTCACTCCATTACAATCATATCAAATGGGACCGGGTGGTCCATCATTGGAGAGTTGGACTAATGGCCGTAGTACAAGAATACTTCAACTCAAGCTTTGATGCTGGCACTCCAGCGTTCTCTGCGTTTTTCTCAAAGTTCTTAGGCGTTCGAACAAAGTTCAATCTGAAGCGCTGGGAGATGATGCTCAACGATGCGAGCCCGTCTCAAAGAAGCAAGCTTATCTTGGCGTACCAAGAGCAGATTACTGAGCTTGAAAAGCTTCGTGAAGAGATGCGTGGTGCTGATGCTGAGCGAAAATTCCAATTGATGCAGGAGTTTGAAGAGACTGCTCGAAAGAATGCTGAGATGCAGAAAGACGTTTTGACTACCAGCATTACTGCGCAGGCAAAACTTAGGGAAGCAGAACTCAAAGCTCGGCAGGACTACAATGCCCAAAAAGTTATTCCAGACAACGTGACTGCAATAGTTGAAGGCGCACAAGCTTACTCTGGAAGTGACGACGCCCAACACGCCCTGCATTGGGCCGGAATCTATAACGATGCAATGCAGAAGCTTACTGGAGACGCAACAACCGGCGTTATTCGAAATCCAAGTTCAATCCGAAAAGCCGCAGTTGCACAAGCTTTAGTTCAAAGGGCTGTTCAAGAAGGAGATCACGCAGGCGCTCGCTATATTATTCGAGCATTTACTGGCGTAGATACAAACCAAATTAACAGAACAGACAGTCCAACTGTCAGCAACGATCTTGCTGGAATGCTGTATAGCGGAGGACTGCTTCAGCAAGGGTTTGGAGACGACGCCCTTGCAGGGGTAGATCCAAGACTGAACCCCTCTTTAAGCCAAAACGTTCCTGATTATAAGCTCAATTCATTCATGAATTTGTGGATGGCGAACAACTATGGAGATGTTTCTGAGGAACATTACGATAGATTGAGAGCGGGAGGCACGGCCCCTCAGATTCGTTCTGTTCTACCTACTGACGAGAACTCCTACTTCAATCAGCCGGTTGATTTTAGTCGTATTGATAGGCACATTGAGCGACTTCAAAGAAAAGTAGACAATCTTTATGATCGGCAAGAGATCGCGGATCAGCAGTACGATTCACTTATGAACACGATGGGCGGCATTAATATGGCCACCCAGTCTCTTTCTCAGTTCACAAGCCCTGCTTTTAGCGCTGTAAGAAGAACCAGGATGCTGAGAGAGGTTGATCCTGATGCGGTTAACAGAATCATTCGTCAGATGGACACAAACGAACAGAAGGAAATGGAGAGTGTTGCTGACAGATATCGCGCCAATAGAGAGGTAATTTCTCCAGAAGGCGAAAGACGGGGTCGTCTTGATTCTCTTTTTCAGGCAATCAAGCCTCGTCCAGACGCTGAATACGTTTCTGATATTTATGAAGAAACCGTTTTTGGCAGCCAAGAGCCTGTAGATGTTGCTCTTCGACATGAGTTGGCCCGAGAAGGATTGGACGAACGTCTTGCTTCAGCTCCAGAGTGGGCATCACAAAGCCAGCTCAACAAAGTAGCAGAGATTCGAGCTCGCCTTCAATCTGAACTAGATGCTGATCCAAACAGGTTTAGACAAAGATATCCAGAACCTTTTGGAGAGACTCCTCAGATTCCTGAAGATCCAGATCCGTATCTTCTTTCTTCAGGAATAGACGAAGGAGGCAACTTGTCTTTTTCAGAAGGAGACGTTGTTGGAAGCGTAATGTCTTCGATTATGCCTCAAGGCGGGGCTGCTTTTGGGTACAACCCCGATCTTAGTGCCGAAGAAAATGCCGATATTGCACAACAGAGCAGAGATAGGTTTGCGACTTTTCTTTCTCGGGCTGAAAACTTAAGGGCAAGCGGATCAGATGCTGGCGCTATTTTTAATCAAGACACGATTGATGAAGTAAAAGGCGCTCTTGCTTTTTATGATCAGGCTGTAGCAAACCCAGAAATTTTGGATGACGCAGCCAAGCTAAAAGAAAAGTTTTCAGATCTAACTGACGAAGACATTCAGAAGATCGATAGCCAGCCTTCTAATATCTTGAAGCTTCTTTCTGAAGACGTATCTTCTGATGTTACAAACAGGGTCTTCGCTTCTGCTGATAAATCTGCAAGATCAGCCCCTGGTGCAAGAGAAGATAGCTTTTCTAAAATGAAGGCTGAACGAGACATTCGAGGAAACCTTCTTGATAAGCTGATGAGCATTGAGGGCGCTATCAACAGAGGCGTCAGCTATGAGGCCCAACTAGACGAACTACAGTCGTTTCTTATGGCTTTGCCTGCAGAGCAAAGAGGTGCAGCAGGAACTGAGGCTCTACGAGAGATTGCCAGAACGTTTGACGAACAAGGAAACCTTAAGGAAGGGGCCAGACCTACGTTGTTTGAACATCGTATTTCCAGGCTGGCGGGACAGCTTTCAGAAGGAATGGCACAAGAGCCTGTAACTCCGCCTACGCCTACGCCTACGCCTACGCCTACGCCTACGCCTACGCCTACGCCTACGCCTACGCCTGAGCCCGAGCCTAAGATCGTGACGCCTGAGCCTACGCCCGTGACGCCCGATCCTGAGATCGTGACGCCCGATCCCGAGATCGTGACGCCCGATCCTCCGCCTGTGATTGAGACTGAGCAGCCTGAAATAGGTGATCCTTTAGAGCCTACTCAAATAGAGGAAGGTGGTTTTGCTGAAGTAACCAGGCGACCAATCGTTCCTGAAGACCCCACACCAGAGATGGTTGGAACGGTAACCGGAAGGCCAGGTGAAGTAACTAGACGACCAATCGTCCCTGAGCCAAAGTTAGAAGACGAGCCTGAGCCTCCTGAAGAAGTTGTGCCGGAACCAGAGCCAAAGAAAGAAGGCGAACCTGAAGGCGAACCTGAAGGCGAACCTGAAGGCGAGGTTACCACTATCACTCCTGATCCTACATATACTTTAGAAGAGCCAAAACAAGATGCGGACCCAACTGAAAAACCAAGGACTACAAGGCGTCGTAGACGTAGGAGATCCATCTCGGATTTATTAAAAATCCCAAGCTTGCAAGTTACTCTTCCACGCCTTGGCGGTGGTTCCAGAAGCGAGCCTGACATTACAACTGGTCAGGTTCCAAACCTTACTCAGGGACAAAGGAACCAAGGTACTTATTATTTAAACTCTCAAGGGCAAGATTCCTTTGGTGGCAAATATATGGACTATGTGAGATGGGACAGCGCTCCAGAAGACGGCATGCATCATGGTTTTTATTATCGATACTACCTTGATCAGCCTGAACAGAGATTGCCAGCGAGAGCAATCAAGATGATTGTTCAAGAAGGCAGCCCTATTCGTCAGCAACAGTTTCAAAGGCAGATGGGCGACCAGCCGGTTGAAAACAACTTCCAAGAAATCGATTCAAACTCTATAGAATTTAGAGACTTAAGAGACGCAGTACAACAAGCTCAAGAATCGGACCAATAAAATGGGTAGGTTTTCTACCAAACCCAGATTGGACGTGACGCCTGAGCCGACAGCTCCGGTCACTCTTGAAGACGCCGAACTGTCGAGTTCTTTGCAGCTTGCGCCTAAAACGCGAATGTCTGAATCTGAGGTTCTTGAAGAAGCCAGGAGTCAACAGGAAGCAGAAGAAGAAGCTTTTATTGAAGAGTGGAAATCGAAAACTAATGATGAGCACTTGGCTGAACTTTTCCCTGGAGCCCTTCAAGCATATGGCGATCCTGAACAAGCTCGACGGGTGGTTCTTGATTATATCGACGAAGTCAACACCGCATTAAGCAATAGAGAAGCTGATGAATTGTGGAGACGAGAAGATGAATTAAAAAGCGAATTGATGGCTAAAACAGAGCCCGAAAACGCTTTGGAAGCTCTTAGTCAGGGAGAAATTACACACCCGTTTGTCTCTAGAAGTTCTTGGATGGAAGACGATCCTTCAACAGAGATAAACGAAGCAGAAGTTTTCGATAGGTTTGTAGTAGAGCAAGTACAGAAAGTTGCGAAATTAGAAGAAGCTCACGGAGGCGGAGAACAAGCCGCACAAGAACTTGCTGAGCACTTTGAAGAAAATCGTGCCGATTATTTGAAATCACCAACATGGATGATGCTCGAAGACGATCAAAGGGGCCAAATAAACCAATGGGCCAACATGATGTATGATTCGGTCTGGAAAGATTCGACCTATCATACTCCTCCAACTGGGTTTGTTAAAACAATCCTTGATCACTCTCTTGGGGTGGCTGGACTAAACCCAGTGTTGCCTGATGAAGGCACTATGGGGAAGCTTGCTGACACCGCACAAACGGCTTTAGATATAGCCTCGCTTTGGTACGGGTTTGGAAAACCTATTCTTAGCGGCATTGGGTTTGCTACTGGCGCTGCAAAATTACAGAAGGTTCAGAGATATGCTCAAACATCGGCTTTAGCACAGACTGGTGCTTTGCCTTTTACAGCAACTGCATCCAGCTCACCTGTTTTAGGGATTCCATTCACAATGCCATTAGACCCATGGCATAAAGAATATTTTTTAGGAAACTTTAGCAGGCAAGGCTCAATCGCTTCTGTAAGTCCCTACGAAAGACCGACAGGCCCAAGAGAAGGATATATTCCTTTTCTTTATTCTGATATGGCAGGATGGAATTTGCCTTTTGGTGAGAAAATGCGGGCCATCGACATTCAAAGATCGCGAGACCTTTGGAGAGAAGTGGACGGTGTGGGGTCACACATTTCTTGGTATGTCCCTACCCCAGGAGACATAGATGAAGATCTTCTAAACAACACTCGGTCCAACATATGGATGTATGTAGAAAATCTTCGAGAAGAATCCGAAACACCTGAACTTTTTATTGAACAACTATTAGAATTAGACACCGCAATTGGAGAACAAGTAGGAAGCCACTTGAGAGGCTCCAGGGAACAGCAACACATCCTTATGGGGATTCAGTTTATTAAAGCTGTAAATGAGGGCGGGTTTAGTTTCGATTTTGATATCAATCAAATGTATGACACCATTGATGGCCCAGCACCAGCCGCAGCTACAGGCTTTGAGATGCTTCGGGACACAATAAACTCTTTGATTCCCAACTTAAAAGACCAAGACCTTGATGCTGCTCTTCAAATGGGGGGTGTCACGCCGGTAGGGGCAGAGGGTTTGTCTTTTCACTTAGCGCAGCAACAAGGTCAGTACTTTGATTTAGCTTCAGCATTAGAACCTGGCGGAGAAGAAGAAATCAGGCGCAAAATGCAAGTCAGCTTTATAAACGGGCAGATTTATCAGGAAGTTCAAAGAACAATAGGCTCTTATCTTTCGCATTATCAAACCGGAACATCTGGTACTTTGGACACCCACAAAGGAACGCTTCAGCCGGGCATGGGATTTGATGAGCTATTGAACCCTGTTTATCAAGCGCCAGGCGCTGGGTTTCATGATGAGTATGAGGGGCCGGGACAACCTTTGGGCACTACGCTTTCCTCTCAAGGCTTAGATGCGGTCTCAGGGGCCTCTAGAACCTATTCTGATGATGAGCTGAGCCGAATGTTTCCAGACGGTCAGCAGCGCATAACAACATGGACTGGCCAAGAGGGAATGGACTATGTTGTACAAAACTTTTATGGAGCCCCAAGGCTTGTTGCTGATGCGTATTTGCAAGGCAAATGGTCAAGAAAGGCTGTTCTTAGCCCGCTTGCCTCTTTAGAAGAACAGCTAATCAATGAATCAAACGCGCCACCTTTTGTTGGGCAGGGAACATTCTTTTCGGGCTTAGTTGCTGATATAAATCAGAAATTAGAAGACGACTGGCTTCCTACTTTTCAAGAAGATTATTATCAGTACGACCCTATAGAGGGTGGATATGATGTGGCTAGTTTTGGATATGGGAAAGCCCAGCCAGAAGGACTAAGGCCCTGGCAAAAAGCCGAGCACGGCAGGGTTTCTGAGGCTCATTCATGGGGAATGATTGTTGGTCCGAACGATGACGTTGGAAATATTGCAGAACGCGCAAGAGAGCTTTCTCCAAACGAACGCTCGGAACTTCTAAATTCCCTAAGAGAATCATGGAGAATCGCTTCTCATCGCAGAACGAATTTGTTGGGCAGAGCCTCAAACACAATGCCTGGCGCTACACGGTCTGTAATGGAAATGTATCGCAACGCTTATTCTTCTGATCTTCAGACCTTAAGGGTTATTATTCAAGCTGTTGGTGGGTATGATTCGCAACCGTCTTCGATTGAAAGAATGAATCAGTTTTTGATGGGAACTTCTCAACCATATTCTCCGTTGTTAGAATCTCGGTAACCTTGGAATAAAAATGGCCGAAACTGCAGAAGAAAGACGGGCTCGAATATGGAGAGCAGAGCGAGAACTTCAAGAAGAAACAAGGCTTCTTGGAGAAAGAGAACCAAGATCTGGCAGGTCAGTAACCGCGTCAGAGATGGAAATTGCCGGTGAGGTTTCATCTCCTGCGCTTCCTGGTGTCACTCCTCTTGAGATGTCGAACCAGGCAGAGGAGACGATTAAAGCGCTTGCTGATGAATCGATGAGAATCGACGACAACCTCAGTCGAGAAGACGCACTTAAATTAGCAAGGAGAAAACTTGAATTTGCCCATGTAGGCAACGAAGAGTTTTCTGGAAACCTGCACGGAATACCAGAAAGAACAAAGCCCAGTCTTTCAGATTTTAAAAATAGATATGGAGAAAGGCGTGAGGGGTTGAGGCTTACTACCAATCCTGACAGCGCTGTCTTTGGAATTTATGATGCGATAGATGCTGGAGCTGAAGACAGCGAAATCGAGTCTATGATTGATGACATCGATGCCAGCCTGATTCCATCAACTCTAAAAAACAACGTAAGCACGCTTACTATGGCTTCAGGGATCTTCAATTATCGAACAATTGATATTGCTGAAGCAACTCCAACACCTCAAGCAAGGTTTGAAAATCGTCGCCAATTGGCTCGAGATATCGATACCGCAATGAGAGCCGAGGGCATTCTCCCAGCATTTGCTATGGCAATGGGTCGTCAGACCATGATGACTGGAGAGGAGGCTCAAAACTTAGGTTTTGATATTGACGCGATTCAGAACGGTGCAGACTGGATTGATAGAACAGTCGGAGTTGGTGCTGGTATTATTGGCGCGTCATTGGTCACAGGAAGACCGCAAGCTTGGGCAGCAACAAAAGTTACGGGCACTCCGTACTTTATTCCATCAGTTAAAGCCAACCCGTTTACAAGAAGCCCTCTTAGATACACAGCATCCAAGGCCGTTGAGGCGGTTGCCCCCGGCGGAAAAGTAAAAGGGCCTGCTCAAACCCGTCTTGGTCAATGGCTTTATCCAGAAGTCAAAGCAACTGTTCTTCTTCCAGAAGGGCACAAGTATCAAGGCAAGCTTCCTCCGAGAGTGGGGCCTGCTGACTATTGGCTTGCACCAGACGCTGGCGGTAAAAAATACCCAGGATTTAAAGGGCTTAGAAAGTTTTCTGGCGGTGGCGCTTTAAAGATTACTGGCTCGGCTCTACTGTTTGGCTTTATTGGCTACGGATTGTCAAGGACATCTAGAAACACTCCAGATTTCTGGAGAGGCATTCCAATGGGAAGAGATGGCCTCCTTGCTCAAATCAAAGCACCACAAGGTCTTGTAGACTTATCAACGCGGTTTCAAATCCTTACCGGCATCGCTGATCAATACATTCCTTTTTTCGCTGACAATGAAGAAGATGCTAGGCGTCTTCAGCTCGAGATTAATAGGACGAGACCAGCGGAAACTTGGAACAGGGTAATCGAATCTGTTCGTGTATATTTAGACAATGGAATGTCTGTTGAACAAGCATCTAAAGATGAAGATGTAAAGAACGCTGTTCGACACCTTATCCTTGGTCTTACTATTTCAGAAATGCCTGAGCACGTTATTCGAGGCAGATTAGACCTTGCTAAGTTTAAGCTTCTCGGCCAGCAAAAGTACGATGAGCTCACTCAATCGGATGTTCCTCCAGCGATTCGAACGATTCTTATAGCTGTTCAGAACAACGAACTTACTGACCACGAAATTCGTAGGCACCTTCGTGCTGTTCCGATTGGTTTGATTGCAAAGTATCTCCCTGAGCTTTTAGACAACCTTATTCCGTCTGAACAAAGCTTTATGGACTCCATTTTGCTTGCGGCTGGTGCGGACATAGATGCAATCTTTACGGGTGGCGGAAGAACAACGGTTCCCGCAGCAAGAGCATTTGGAACGATTTTTATGGAAACCGCCATTGAAAATGGCGAAATCGTTATCCAAGAAAGCAGCATCGGCAGAATCATGCGTGTCGCTGGTGGATTTCAAGAAGTCTTTATGGAAGCTCCTCTTCCATTTACTCCAGCAGGGATCGACTTTGCCCGGTCTCCAAACAAACGAGTAAGGGATCCAAACACGTCTTATTTAGCTCGTGTTCTTGCCAACATTTACACTGGCGAGATGGGTCTTTCTAGGCACATGACCGACCTCATGTATGCCAAGGGTGTTGATAGAAACTCTGGAGAGTTCCTGTTCTGGGGTAACGTTGGAATCCTTGCAGATTGGTTGGTTCCTTGGGAAGCGCCGCCTCTTTGGGCTACTGGTCAAGTTTATAGAACCGCCCATAGGGGTTGGAACACATGGAGTTATTGGAGCCACCCAACAGGAAAAAAGAGTTTCTGGGCAGACGACGAGGGGGGCTGGAATCCTGAGGGCCTATTTACTGGCGATGCCAAAAAGAAACCTGGCGATGCCAAAAAGAAACCCACAGTAGCGTTTAGATTAGACGCCACATTGTCTGCAATGTTTCCGAGGCTGAGGTCTAAACGGTTTAGTGTAGATTTAGAAGTCGCTCGGGCCGTAAATCATCTTCGAGACATTGTTGGTGACGCCGATTTAGACAATGTCGAAGCCTTGGAAAGGCTTAGTCGTTCTGACGATGACCGGCTTGGTGTTCATGAGCGAAGAGTTTTAGATGCTGTAATCTCTCGCATGAAAGAAACCGGAGATGGTTTTGGGGATTCAATAAACTCAATCCCTGAAATTAAGCACAAAGATCTTTATGCCTTGGCCTCAAGAGGCATTGAGCTTATGGCTCACAATTCCCTCAACAGCATCGAGGCGGAAAAGTTTCTTGAAACCGTTCCAAGTCACGTTCTGAATGAAGTTCTGGCTATCTATGAAATCGTTACCGGCACTCCGAGACAAACGATTTTAAAGAACCTCAAGAACACTGCCGCAAAAAGAAAAGGTGTAGCGCTCAAAACTATTGAGCATTTGCTTACTTACGGCGATCCGAACATTATTAATACACGTCAATCAGATGCATATAAGCGTGTAGAAACTGAGCTGTATAACGCTGCCGACAAAGGGCTTATTGATCGGGCAGAGATTCCAACGATTCTTACAAGCCTTGAAAAACAAGCTTGGCGATATGCGATGGAAGATCGAATCTACGATCCCATTGAGTTCTTTGAATACGTCAGTATCAAGTTTGAAAGAGACGGTTTTGAGCCTAAGAAGGCCGACCCTGATGTTGATGTTGATCCAGAAGCAGGAGAAACACCAACTGCTCCGCCACCAACTCATTCCGGTAGGCCGACCACTATTGAAACCGATTTTGGTCCGAGAAAGTTTGACCCTGATTTAGGCAGTCTCGGCGTTTGGATTGACTTTGATATTGGTTTAGGCAAGCCAATTGAGTTTTCTCCAAAAGCAAACAGCAAAGGATATACAGAACGGCCTTTGCGCAGAAGCGTCATTCGAAGAAATGGTGAAGTAGATCCTGTCCTAAAAGAGGTAATGCGAGGAGAAGCCGATGGTCCTTGGCGACTAAAAGAAGGTGAAGCCCCAGTACCAGAATCAATGGATCTCTTTGTTGTTATCGATGGTCCTGACGGAAAACCAGTCATTTCTGTTTTTATGGAGCAGACTGATAAAGGCGGGCCAAATCATAGGCTTACTTTTAAAATCAGAACCCTAGAAGGAGCAGACGCCAAGCCTCTTTTTGAGGGCAAAGATTTCAGTGTTGCAGATGTCACCCTGGATTCTATTCTTTCTCAAATCGAGTTGATGGTTGATTCCTTTCCAGACATTGATGCAGCGATTGTTTTTTCTGATGTTGAGTTGTCTGCTCAGTTTCAGAAGAGACTCAAAGGCGTGCTGAAAAAACCTAAAGCGCCCTATTCTGTAGTTGAATCAGCCGAGGTTGAAGACGTTAGCGGAGTGGCTGTAAAGAGGCTTAGGGTTGTAAAAGCCGATGACGCTGACTCATTGATGGACGCTGGCCCTACTAAAAAATACGAAAAACAAAGAAGGGAGTTCGAAGAAAAGCTGACACTTTGGCATGAGGAAGGCTTCATCGATGAGCCTAACTACTTGTTGACGATGGCTTTTGTTGACATTCTTCCTGATCAATTGTTTAGGAAAGTTTTCCTGTCGGATTCCGGTTCTTTAGACTTAGACGCTGGTGTTTCTACTTTAGGCTTTTACAGCGTCAAAACTGGCGAAATTAAAATGAACTTCGCCAAGCCTTTAAACGAAGGCCCGATTGAAGAGTTTGCAGATATTGACTTCAAGCAATTCGGTGAGCTGTTTGCCGAAGAAGTCGATAAAGTATTTGATGACATTGTCGGTTGGACCGAAACACTTATGTCCAGGCCTGACAACTCTTTTTTAAGGCTTGAAGTTGAAAGAATAATCACAAACAAATTGAAAGAAAAATTGGGAAGACACATTTCTCATTCAGCTCAACAAGTCATGGACAGGGTTTTTGGTCCTGGCGCTGCAGGTCAAGAAGAAAAAATTATATTAGCTCTTGCATCGCAAATGACCTTGAAAGTTGGAAAGATTAGCAAAAAATGGAGTGCCCCAGGAAAAGATCCGATAAGAATCAAAGCTGCTGAGCTAATAAGCGAAACGATTGCTCGTTTGACTAAGAATGAAATGCTGGCTCTTTCCGATCCAGAAACGAGAGCTTCAACTTTCATTCATGAATTAGTTCATGCTCTTCATTATAGCTTCCTTCCAGAAACAGACATCAGAGCCTTAAGAACGGCATATTTGCGTGAAGCTCAAAAAGGATTTCCAGAATGGTCAAGGTCTGACGATTTCAGGGGAAGGTACGGTACTGAAGCAACCTTTTCAGAGTGGCTTGCTGATACTTTGTCTGACTATTTGATTACTAAAGAACTTCCTAAGTCTTTGATGGCTCAAAAAGAGTTTGCAGAAAACAAAAGTTATTGGAAAAAGACATTCGACGCTTTCGTTAAGAAGTTCAAAGCCTTGATGAAATACATTAGAAACGAGAAGGTCGCTGAAGAGTTTCCACCAGAAATTTTGGACATTTCAGAAAGGCTTATTGAAGGAAAAATAAGCATCGGTTCTGATGTGTCTTTTGCGGAAAGAGAAGCCCTGTTTCGAAGGCAGGCTGCTCTTGATTTTATCGTAAAAGAAATGTCTTCAGCGGTTTCTGGACCAATCAAGAACACCCCTGAAAGCATTTCTAAAAACAACCGAAGAATCTTTGAAGTCCTTCAAAACAAGATCAGAGAAGGAAGGTTTGACTTTTCAGAGAATGAGTCGTCGCAGAAGGCCATCAATGAGGTTCTTTCTGAAGTAGGCGAGTTCATGGCCTTCGGTCATGATTTCGAAACCGCTGTTTCCTTGGTTGCAGTAATGGGTCGTCCAAGTGGGGCTGATGCGTCAGTGCTTGGCATTGGCGATGTCGATAGACTTAATGTTCCATGGCGAAACGCAGACTTGCGTTTAGAGTTGTTTGGTCCACTGCGAACAAACGAAAGAATCGCTCCTGATTGGATTCAAGCAGTTGACGATCTTCCGTTGATTGAAAAACTGAATTTGGCTGATGCGGTTATCAAACAATACGAGCTAAATGAAAGACTGTGGTCTACTCAAGATTTTAGAAAGTATATTATTTCCGGCGGGAAAACCGGGTCTGTTCCAAGAGACATTGAACCATACTTGTTTTCTACATACAGAAGTGACGTTGACAAGGTTCCCAGGAAAACCTCCAGATATGAGGTCAGGTACAGCAACCCTGATGATGTCTTAGATGAATTGCTGATGACCAATGAAGATGTTTTTCATCTTACAGAGTTGTTTCAGACTGGTGATTTTAGAAAGCTGTTTTCAGCAAATGGAAGGCTCATAGCAAGACTCATGGGCGAGACCTGGTACAAAGCGTTTGCTAAGAACTTTGACCATTCAGGAAAGACTTCTCCAGTGCTGACTCCATCTGGTGCAGCTCATGCTGCGGATGTGTTTGAGAACTACGTCAATACGCTTGAAACTCCAGACGGAATCAGTCCTCGAGCCATGGACGATCTGTATAGAAGCATGCAAGATTTTTGGATCAAGCATCGCCAGCGTGGTTTGTCTACAATCAATCCAAAGACTCGCGCATTCTGGGATAGGTTTTTGCGGCCAGAGGAGGCTCTTAGAAGAGACGTTTCCGACATGACTTCTAAGTTGGGTCGAACTTTTCCTGGCGACAAAATTAGGCTTGAAACAGAAAAGGCTTTGGAAGAAGAATCGGCTATTGCACAGGCTCAGAAAAGAACCTTTTACCAAATAGATAGAAGGCTTGAGAACGTTCTGCAGGCAATTGGATACAGGCCAGGAGAATCCGAAGTTGATCCTGTGGATCTGTTTGCAAGGATTCTTGGCTATGTAAGCGGAGAACATGCACGGAAAACATTTGGACATCCAATGGATATGGTTCCAATGACAACCAGAAGCATTGTTCCAAGAAACAGGGTTAAAGAAATCCAAAAAGCTGTAGATGAGATGTTCGGAGAAATCTTTGGGCACAACGATCCAAGCAAGAACTATGATCCATCTACCAACACTTTTACATTCAACGATTTCGAGGCAGAAGGTCTAAGGATTCACATCCGATCTCTTGCAAGAGAACCTCTTGGTGCTGCAACCTTAGAGGCTATTCCTGCAGGAACTGGAAAGCACATTACCGATTGGGACAGAGACCTAAATACGGTAACTGCAGATGAATGGAATGCGATTCAAACAGCAACAGTAGATGTTCTTGCTGGCCCCGCAGCTCGTCAGACTAGCTATACACACAAGATACCAAAATCACTTGGGTATGTTTGGTGGAACGCTCTTAAACAAAACGGCTCAGGAGCCCTTGAGAGGTTTGGTCCAGACTCAGGCGACAACGTAATGACCAAGCTTAGGTCTTGGTTTTCTACTCTTAAGAAGGAACAGTTTGCTGGTGGAGACTTAAATCCAGAAGCAGTTGAAGCTCTCAACGAGATCATCGCTCAGATTGGAAACGTAGATAAAGATTTTAGGGCTCTTATTGTTCGCGCAATGCGTTCTGATGTAGAGATTGATGAAGGCGAGTTGTTTGCTTTTTTCGAGCACATGTTTCAAGCGCCAGTGGATCCTGCAAAAGTTACAAGGCTTCTTGGTTCCAGACAGGACAAAAGCAAAGGAATCGAGTTCGTTGAACCATTTAGAGAACGGTTTGACTCGTTTGTTCAAGAACTTAGAAATGCTGATATTGATAGCGATTCATACATTCCGCAAAACCCCAAAGATGCTGTAGATCCTATAGATGGAACGGAAGTTGATATTGAGCAAGGTTCTATGCTCATTGAGATTCTTGATAGCTTAGAAGAGCTTCAAGACATCATTACGAGTCGAGACTTGACCGGAAGGGGAGGGCCTCAAAAACGACGACTTAGAGAACAAGAACGAGAAGCCCTAAGAATTCTTGGCCTTTATAGACGAAAAGCGTACAAGGCTTTTGAAGAAGGAAAGACTCCAGACTTTTCTGAAGCAGACCGTCGTGCCATGGGAGATGCCCTTTATCGTCTACGAAAAAGCGTAAAAGAAAAAGAAGAAGCAGTAATACAGCGCGGTCGAGTCATTCTTGGAGCATTCATTGGTGGAATGGGTGTTGAGTTAGCCGATAGAGTCCCAGACGTTGATTTGGGGGCTGTCTACAGTTTGTTCTATACAGGAAAGATCGATGAGTTGATGGTTTATGTGTCCAACAACTTTAAAACCAAGGTTGGTACAAGACCCGATCAAATGCCCAACTTTAATCCCGGCCTTGCAATGATGGAAGTCATGGCTCGGCTTCGATGCATGGACCTGGTTGAAGGATTAAACAGGGCTCTTCTTAGATCAGGAATCGGTCTTAGCACATGGGACATTGCCAGAGTCGGACGAGGCAAGATTCTTGAACAAGGACCAGAGGGCGCTGAATATATTGGTATTAATGAGGAGCTCTACTACCAAAGGGTTCTTTGGTATCTAGATCAAGAGCAGAGTTATTTGTTAGCAAGAAAAGTCTATTTCCAAGAAGTAGAAAGCGGAGAAGTAGAGTACCAATACCAAGTTTTTCCAGACGCACCACGACAAGACTCTACAACAGCAGGCATTTTTCCCGCTGACGAAATTACTAGAGCAGCAGACAACCTTTTTCCAAGAGACACTCTCAATAATGTCCACGACATGATGGCTTATGAAGCCGCAATGGGCATTCTTGATCGTCTTGGTATGGAGCCATCGAAAAGAGGATTCGAAAGATACACCACCCCTGATGGGCAAGAAATGTTTATGCCCTCTGCTGTGGTTATGGAAATTGAAAATGCCTATGACCGAGTATCTCGGATTGGTTCTGCTTATGGTCCAAAGTCTGCTACTCGAGGCACAGAAAAATTAACTAAAAAAGTTAGTGAAAAGCTTAAGGGAAAAGAGTGGCCCGTACAGGCTGGAATGGGTGTCAACGAGGGGCTTCAAACTCTTGCCTCTTTGTTTCCTATGACCTTTCGAAACGTTCGAATGGGCGTAACTACCGGAATCGGAATTCCAAACCCTGCTTACTATATGGGTGTTGGAATGGGCGGGTTCTTCCAGATGTACCAAGGAATGGGCATTACTGGAACAATCAGAGCTTTGTTTAGAAACGCTGCTCAAACGAAAGCGATTGTAATGGCATTGTATAAAGACGGCCTTACAAAGAATGGTCGCAGAATTGCTATTGATTATTCGCCTGATGCTCCACCGCTAGTGACCAGACATGGAATGGTCTATTCAACGGAAGAGCTTATTCGGTTGACTGAAAACGCTGGACTAAAATCAAGTTTTATTCATGCTGAAACAATTCAGTCTTTAAATAAAGACCTTGAAAGGATGTTTTCAGGAAAACCAGCATGGGCAAAAGCTGTTGGTCGCGGAGGTCGTGAATGGCAAAGGACTCTTGTTGAAACAGCCACCGCGATAGACAATTTCTATCGCGTAAGCATTTTCCTTGATTACCTTGAAAGAGGATTTACTCCAGCTCATGCGGCAGAACGAGCAAGAAAGTTTCTGTATGATTACGCCGATCTAAGCGAAACAGAAAAGATGGTTGGCCGCAACTTGATCATGTTCTATTCCTACCTGAGAAAGAACCTTGATCATTTCTGGGAGACATTGCTTACCAACCCAGCCCGACTCATTGGTCAGATTAGAATGGTTCGTGGTGTGCAGCAGGTTTATCTTAGTGATGATCCAGAGATCATGATGAGGGAGTATCAGATCAATAGGCTTCCCGTGTTTATTAGAAACACGCAGATAAACACGCAAAGAAATGCACAAATAGCCTACATTACGCCGCCTCTTCCAATGATGGATGTTTTGAACTTGTATGTAGACATTGTGGATACTGGAGTGATTCCGTTTGTGGGAGGCGAAAGCAGAGGAGATGCTATTCGTGGTTTGGCGTCACGATTTATGCCACACATTCAAGCTCTTCCTGTCATGGCAACAGGTCAAGATATTTTCTACAACAGATCTCTTGATGACTACAACAAGGTTCCGCCTTGGCTTGTTGAGCTTGACAGAGCAATTTCTGGCGGAATGCTTGTTGATGGACTCTTTGACGTTACTCCAAGAAGTCATTTGGATGCCACTAAAGCAGACCAAGTTGGTTTACCAGAACAAGGCTGGTTCCACGCTAAAAACGGAAAAGCTTGGTGGATTTGGCGCAATCTTATGCAAACCCCTGGTGGCGGTAGGTCAATGGATACTTTCAATTGGCTGGATAGGTCCAACATGGGCCTTTTAGAAGCGTTTGTTGCCGCAACAAGAGCCGCATCTCGTAAGTTAGACAGACCTATTCTCAAACCGTTTGGTGCAACATGGTCTGAAATGAGGGCCGATCCAACAGCATATATTGATAGACAGGGTGATCCAATGTCAGCCCGGCATACTTTAGACAGGCCGATGAGACAGCTTCATCCTCGAATCAACATGATGGAGCTGACTCTTACAAGCGACATGACTGAAGATGAAGTTCGCGCCAAAGCGGCGTCGGCTGGTGTAAAAGATGTTTGGATGAAAAACGCAAAAGGCGAATATAAAGTCCACCTGAATGATGTCATTACAAAGTTGATGGAAAAACAGGCAACAGAATTCAGTTTGTCAGAGCTTGCTGGAATGTTTGGAATCAAGCCAGTTTATCTTCCAACACGAAGCACTGTAAGAGCCAGGGCTCAGACAAGAGCTAAGAACAGAATGCTTATGCAAGAACGCCAAGCAGCCCTTACTACTGATCCAAACGTCGAACAGACGTACACTGCAGAACAACAAGAAGACCACATAAAAGTCCTAGAGCAGGCTGAAGAAGAAAGGCTTCGTCGTGGCTCTAGAGTTAGGCAGGGACTAAACTATGAAGAATGGTAAAACAAGGCCCTATCACTTTGGTATTCGCTGATTAATCGCAACGTGCTATTATTTTTTCAATCCTACACAAACTCCTCAAATAAACTCTGGAGACTCTCCCATGTCTAAAATTGTTGAACTTATGGCCGGTCGAACCCTTGAGCATGGCATTGGTATGCTTGTTGATCATGGAAGAGGTTCAGGATCTGCAATGTACGTCGGCGGTCAAGCTAACGCTGATGTTGCTGCTGGCACCACCACCGCAACAAGCAGTGCTGAAAACATGACCGCTCAGTACGCGATTCCAGCAAACACCCTTGTTGCTGGCTCCACTGTTCGCGCTCGATGGGTCACATTGTCGAGCACAGTCGATGCGAGTGGTACAGACAACCTGACTTGTAGGCTTCGGTTTGGCAGCAACGGCACCACCATGACATCTGATACTGAATGTGCCGTCAGCACTGCTGTTGATCAGGCAGCGAATGACTTTAGTGTCGGTGACATGATCATCCAAGTTCGGACTGCCGGTTCAACTGGAACGGGTGTTGCTTTTGGTACTATTTCTGATTCCGATGCTCTTGGGTCGAAGTTGGTTAGTGCCCAATTTGAGCCTTCGTTCACGATCAACACTACTGTTGTTAACTACGTCAGCGTCTCAACTGAGTTCAGCACCACTGACGCTAACCTTGCAGCAACCCATGCCTTCGTAGTTGACATTGTCAACCCGTCTACCTGATTCTTCCACCTTCTAACTAGGAGGCCGGAATGCAGGGCTTCATTGTCAACGCAGCTAATACCGAAGTTCGTCAAGCCTATGCAGACATGGGCGGCGCTTCGGGTGGCGGCACAAATACTCCGTGCAGGCTTCAAGCAAACTCCGGTGTGGACGCTAGATCCAAGGCAATGCCTCAATCTTGCTATTTGTCACACTTGGATTTGAGGCTCACTAACGCAAACGCAGCTACCACTGTTTCCTGTTTTCTGACTTGGGACACCGCTGGTGATCAACCGATGACCGGCGAGGCGACAGGACAGAGACTGAGTGTTGGTCGAACTACCGCCAATAGCAGGCATGTCTCGATTGCTATTGATGCTGTTGTGACAGCTCCTACTGTGCAATCAAATGTGGGGGAAGCGGTTCTTTGGGTCATTGTTGATGATGAGACAGGAAACCCCGAGATCGCATCTGCTAGGCTGCACTGGGCTGATTCAAAAGCAGGTAACCATTAGGGGGTAGCATGAGTTTCAATAGTCCGTTCAACAGCAGCGGAGGGTCACAGATCCTTACCGACCTTGAGGTCGATGGAACCACCGTTGTGGTCGATGAGACCAATAATAGGCTTGGTGTTGGCCTAGCTGATCCCAAAACCAGGCTGACAGTCGCAGGGACTATCACCTTGAAAGAGCAGGGGAGCGCTGACAGTGACACATCAGACTATGGGCAGTTGTGGGTAAAGACCGCTACACCAAATCAGTTGTACTTCACTACAGACGCAGGCGACGACGTTCAGCTTACGTCAGGCACGTCAATTGTCGGACCTGCAAGCGCGGTATCAATGTCCAACGGTTCGGACAACCGTGTCACTACAGCAACAGGCGCTGCGGCCCTGAACGGTGAAGCCAACCTGACGTTCGACGGTACGACGTTGGCGGTGAATACAGACGTTACAGCTACGACGAACCACACGACTGTTGGCGCTTACATTGACTACGACGCTACGGGAATCATTGCTACAGGCCAGACAGGACAGAATGTTGGACTTGATGTAGATATCAACTCCAACTCTCCAACGATGGTTGGTACTGTTATCAATACGGGCATTGATGTTGATTTGGTTGGTGGAACTTCTGGAACACAAACCAACATTGGTTTAGACATTAGCGCTAGCGGGGCAGACTCAAACTATGGTGCCATGATTACCGGCACTACTGCCGACCTTATTTTAGGCACAGCAGGGAACGCAAACTTAACGGTCCTTTCTGCTCGCAATCAAGACTCAGGCACCACTGCAGGAAAGAACCTGTCTATCAGCGCCGGAAGCGGCGTCATGGGCGGGGCCAACAACATTAACGGTGGTGACTTGATCTTGTCTACTGGGCAAGGAGATGGCACCGGCACCGCAAGCATGCAGTTTAGGACAAAGGTTAGCGGTACTGATGATGTTGCCGAACGCATGCGTATTCACACAAATGGATACGTTGGCATTGGAACGGCTGCTCCCGCCAACGCTCTTCACATTTCTACAGATTCAGATGCAGAGTTTGTAGCGCTGAAGTTGGGCAATGAGTCTGACGCCAACGACACGACAGGAAAAGTTAGCCTTCAGTTCGACCTTGAAGACACCAGCGGAAACGCTGTGGATGCTGCTAAGTTCTTGGTTTCTAAAGAAGCTGCATTTACGAATACAGCAAGCACTCAAGACGCCAAGTTTGAGCTGCAACTTTCACAAAACGGAACTCTTGGAACCAAGTTTACTGTCGAGTCGGACGGAGACATTACCGTTCCTGGTGACGTCAACATGACGGACAGCAGTGCGATTAATGACGAGAACAACAACAAGCTTTTGAAGTTCTGTTCAGTTGGAAGTGCCGTTAACTACGTTGAGGTTGAGAACGCAGCAGACGGTACTGCTCCTGCAATCAGTGTGTTGGGCGACTCAAGCAACATCACTATGTCCTTGAAGCCCAAGGGAACTGGCGGTGTGCGGATCTTTGGGTCTGCTGCCGCAGCAGCGTCTCTTCTTCTCAACGAGGACTCGGACAACGGTACGAACTTTATGAAGTTCCAGGCCGCTGCGAACATCGCATCTAACCACACCTATACTTGGCCTGCCGCAACGCCTGCTGCGGATAGCATCCTAAAAACAAATAGTGGTGGCGACCTTTCATGGGTTGACGAGCCTGCGGCTCCAAACGACCTCAACTTAAATCTTCACATGCAAGTTTTTTCATAGGATCACTCAATGGCTTCAATTAGCAAAGTTCTTCTTAGCGGAAGCACCCAGGGCAAAGGAATCAAGGTTACCGGCAACGGAACTGGTAGTGCTGTTACCATTCACACGGCGGTGAGCGGTACAACCGACATTGATGAAATCTGGTTGTGGGCTGCTAACCAGCACAGCGCCGCTGTTGAGCTCACCATTGAATGGGGCGGCACAGCCGCTGACGATTTGATTGTTGTTGATGTCGCTGAGGAGGCCGGTCTTGTGCAGATTGCACCAGGCATTCCTCTCCAGAACGGCCTCGTTATAAAAGCGTTTGCAAACTCAACAAACGTGATCAACATCTTTGGATTTGTAAACAGGCTGGACATCTGATGAGTAGACGTAGCCGATTTGATCTTGGAGTATACGCTCCTAGGGTTACCCGAAACCCTACTGTTATCCCAAACCGTGGCCCCAGAACTCCAAGTGCGGGTGGTGGTAATCCTTATAAAGACTGGGTCACAGAAGACCTGTCGGCTATTCCCGGCGGATCTGGAACGTGGAGAATCTTGAAAGGAAGCGGGGCGGCTCATGAAGCTACTACTGCAACAGTTACCCACTCAAGCGGCCATCTTCTGATTAACTTTCCTGACAACGGTGGCAGCGCTTACAACATTCGATCAACTGGCAGCACTCAAAACGGCGTTTGGCTTATCAAGAAAGTTCACATCAACCCTTGGGTAAACCAAGTGCAGCCTACAGGTGAGAACGCTTTCCGCTACCAACCCGAGAGCACCTTACTGAAGATCGAGATGGCCTTCGACACAACCAATGGTCCTATTACGGCACCGCTGAGTGGAGACCAGAGTGAACACGGTTATAAATTGCATGCAGCCGCTGGTCTTGCTCACTACTCATCTGATCAGTCTACCGAACCCGGTATTCCTGGCGCTGATTCTTTCTGCGGAGCGTATGTCACAAAGAACGTTAATGCCGCAAACGGAACCTCTACAAGCATGAACGCTTTTCGCGCTGGCATCAACACTTACGACTACCAAGGCGCTACTAACAGCGGTTCGTACAAATGGCGCGGGCAAAGCGGCGCATCGTCTACAAACGGGTTTGACGCTGTTGTTTTTCAAGGTGGAATTAATGTGAGAACTGGCGCGAATAGTGGCAATCAAGTCGTATCTGGCGGCGGGTATGCAACAGCCGCTCCGTTTAACCAGATGGCAACCCCAATTTCTTACAGGTCCGACAATAATACGGACCTTTCAAACGATAGGTACATTCACTTTGCGGTCTGGTTTGGGTCTATTCATAACCAAAATAAAGGCGGATGTATTAGGATTCGCTCCATCAAAACGCTGCTTCAGCCGTTATCGGCTCGCGCTTCACTGAGTTAGTAATGGCTTTTCTATTGTACGAAGCGACAAGCACCAGCGCAGCACAGGACATTGTGGAAGCTGTGGTTGCAGGAGAACTTTGGGGCTACAGCAACTTTGGGACAACAACCAAAGCTAGCTCTTATTCCGACTATGTTTTGATCGAGCTTACTGAGTCCAGATCAATGGAATTGAGTGATTACAAGCCAGATAATGTGAATGAAATTACGTGGTCAAGAGATGACACAAGCTTCTCTGATGCTGATGCTAATGAAAAGCTGTGGTATTTACGAGCCAAGCTTTAGGGGAAATAAGTGGAACAGCGTGTTCGAAAACTTGAAACAGACGTAGCTGTTCTTGGCCAGCGCGTTGATACTACGGAGGCTGAAGTGTCCGCAATTCGTGTTGATATTCAAGGCATTAAGAAGGAAATCCACAAAGCCCAAGGGCTGATTCTCGCAACCATCGTCATCATGCAGTGCATCGCGATCTTTATGGAGGGGTAAGTGGAAGGAGATGTTGTAGCTCAGTACCTGGACCTGGGTATGACCATGGGATTTATTGGCTACCTCATCAATCAAAACCGGCGGATGGGCCGCCAGCTCACAAAAATGACTCGAAAGTATGAAGAGCTTTTTGAGCGAGTACTAAAGAGAGAACGTGACTGATGGCAACCTATGCAAAAATTAACCTGTCACCTGGTGGAACAGAGGGAGACGGAAACCCGATTCCTATCACGGATACCGCCGGAAACGGTTCCTTTATTCACGACACAGGAACGTCTTCAGGCATTCGAGATGAAGTTTGGTTGTGGATGACCAATATTGATACAACTTCTATTTTAGTAACTCTACACATTGGCTATGTAAGCAGCGCGTCTGCAGCAAACGCTGAAAAAGTGATGTTCAAAGTTCCCCCTCAAACAGGATTGATGCTTGTTCTCTCTGGACATTCTGTTCGTGGGACCGGAAGCGCTGCCAGAAGAATCGCTGCTATTGCCGACACTGCGAACAAAATCAACGTGGTTGGTTATGTCAACAGAATCACCGATTAATAAGAATCGATGGCAAGACAATGAGTCTTTTGTTCAGTGGCTTTTAGAACAGCGATATGCAGAGCTTCGAGAAGACAGGGTTTATCCCTTCTTAAGCGGCGGTGCAGTGCTTTATATGTATGAGGCTTGGTGTGCTGGGCATCAAGAAGCAAAACAACCAAAGCCATTAGTATGCCAGTGTGATGTTTGTAGAAAAGTCCAAATAAGGGAAAAGGACGATGGCACACTTCTCGTTAGATGAGTTTGTTGGAGCAATTCAAGAAGCCGTAATCAAATCAACAGATATCGCTGAACAGCACGAACTGAATCACATTCAGCAAGAAGAATATTGGATTGATACAGGCGAAAAAGCTTCTGACGGAAGCCCAATATACAAACCAAGAATGGTGACTGTTCGTCTTCCTGTGTGGGAAGAAGGAAAACAGATTGAACGAGACGTTCAAATTCCGATGCAAACACTCGTCACCGGACAATCTTTAGCGATTGATGCACTTACTGTTGAAATGGATATTGAACTTCAGGGCATGCAAGATGGCGCTGACATTGGTTGTACTCATCGCAAGCTAAAAATAAATCCGTCTGTAGGTGGAAATGGATGGTTCGCTAAAAAGCGAAATACTGCTAAGATTTCCATAACTTTCAAAGGGCAAGAACCTCCAGAAGGTTATGCTCGAATCGACAATCAACTTATTAAACTACTTCCGTAGGAGAGAACAATGCCTGACGGCCTCGTAAAAATGTCTGACCAGTTTGGTGGTCTTCCAATGGATCAGCTCATCGGTGGTCCGCTGGCGGCTGCTTGTAACTCCCAGGTTCAGCTCGCTAAAGCTACTGCAGACTTTATTCAAACCGTTGGTTTGGAGACTGACGCTAATGGCCTGATGAAGGCACGGACGGTAGATTTCACCTACTCCAAGCCCGTAAATGATGGGAATGGTGGGTACACTGAAGTCACGAATCAGCTTGATGTTCCGATTCTCGCGATTCTAAACACTCCTTCATTGGCGGTGAAAGAGGTGGAAGTTGAATTCACTATGGAAGTGAAGTCCAGTACTTCATCAAAATCTAGTCGCGATTACGAAGCGACAATGGATACTGAGGTCAAAGCAGGCTGGGGTCCAGTTAGTGTTGATGTCAAGATCCACGGTTCTATTTCCGCCAAGAGCGAAAACACTCGCTCTTCCGACAACTCAGCAAAGTACAACGTCAAGGTTCTTGCTCGTGATGACGGAATGCCTGAGGGCCTCAAACGATGCCTTGATATTGTGCAGTCTGCGATTGCGGAAAAACCTGCCGCTGCTCCTTCTGCGAATCCTAATCCTCCTGCTCCCACTCCTTCCGGTCGAGGTGGCTAATGGCTATTACAGCAACCAATCAAACGCTTTCGTTAGGCGCAGACATTATTCATGATACTGCTCCCGGCCTTACTGCTGTTGAAGACGTGGCTGGCGGAGGGGGCACTTGGTACACAATTGTTTATGTAAGCGGAGACGCCAATACTGCTTACCTAAAGTTGTTTGATTCGGCTGACATTACAGCAGGAACAACACAGCCAAACTGGATTCTTCAAATGAAGCCAAACGATACTACTGTTTGGACCGTTCCTGATGGTGTGACGTTTTCTAATGGTCTCAGCTACTTTGTGTCTGAAGAGAATGGAAAGGAAGCAAGTACTGGTCCATCTGGCACCAACAAACTCACTATCATTCTGAAACGGAGTTAAAAATGGCAGCAAGCTTTACTACTAAAAGAGCAAAGTTAATTGATTATGTCGCGACCGAAACTGACGCCACGACGACTGAGGCGCAGGACATTAGCGGTGCTGTTGCTAACCTTGGCATTATGATTGTTGAAGTAGACAATACGCAGAACAGCAGCGATGCTGTACACGCCGCTTTATACAACGATGGGTCAGACGTTAATGTAGGTGTTGATGATCCAGACTTGTTGTTTCGAGTTCAGGGTGGAGTAAGCCGACAGTTTATTGGCATTATTAACAGCGGCGCACCAAGCAGTACGACGTTTGGCAATCTTGCAATCGCTGGCGTTATTGAAGCAGGAGCTATTAGCGTAAGCCCAACCTCGCCCACTTCTGATGTAATTGTTCGTGTTGGTATTAAAGACTTGGGGTAGATGAGCTGTGCTAATCAAAGTCGGATCCCGTGGAGATGAAGTCAAAGACATTCAAAAGGCTTTGAACGACAAGGGCTATGGCCAGATTGGTGTAGACGGAATCTTTGGTAGAGGCACAGAAAAGGCCGTAAAGCGCTTCCAGAAGGCGTCAGGACTAGCAGCAGACGGAATCGTGGGGCCTAACACCCTAAAGGCTTTACAAGCCGCTGAGGAGCCAAAGCAGCCCGAAGTGTCTGATGAGCCACCACCTATCATCAATGTGTTGAAGAAAAAAGACTACGAGGTTTATACCGATGGTCAAATCAACATTATTGGCGTCAGATCAAACAACACGATCTCCAACAGCTTCGATGATGAGATGCACTTGGTGTGGGTGAACAACGGATTGTGGCAGCACAAGAAGTATCGGATCACTACGGATCCAGGCACTTTTTGCTTAGAGCATCCTGAGGTCTATGGAAGTTCCGCTGGCACAGCCATTATGGTGCCTGGTTCCTACCGTGCCTACAAGTGGGATATGCACCGTGGAAAGTACCTAACTTTGTGTCAACGGGCAGCGCCCATCCGCGTCTGGCGTGACAATGATCGGAATAACATTTTGTCGTTTGGCCATGACGACGACCCTGGAATCGAGGGCTGGTACGGCGTGAATCTGCATCATGCCGGGGAGAACTCTACGCGAGTAGATAAGTGGTCGGCTGGCTGCCAGGTGTTTGCCCGAATCGCAGACTGGAAGGAAGCGGTTAGTATTTGGAAGGCGTCAGGTGCTGAGGTTTTCACATATACACTCATTACCGAAGACGACCTGTCTGAGGAGACATAATGGAAAAGCTAAAAGAACTCTGGAAGAAACTCAATCCAAAGGTTGCTCTGATTGGAGGGGTTGTAGTTATTTCAACAAGCATGGGTACTTGTCATCTTATGGATGACGGTGATAAAACCCCTGATGCGGCAGAAGAGGCTCCTGCAGAGGAGGCTCCTGCAAAAGAAGCACCCGCAGAAGAGGCACCCGCAGAGGAAGCTTCAGAAGAAGCGGCTCCTGTATAAATAAAGGGGGCGGTCACGGTCGCTTGCAGAACCCTACAGCAAGCATTCCCGACGTGACCGCCCCTACTTTTTTTGGCATTGAAACGCTCAAGTCATTTCAACGCCTTCCTCTCCCTGAGGCAGTGTTTTCGTGTCTGTTGTTGGCGTAGCGTCAGAAGCCATCACTGTAATCAATTGCTTAAGAAGCCCCTTGAGCTCATCGTCGTCCGTTGACCGCTCACTGAGAGCAGACAAGACTTCTTTAGGAATAGCCTCCGATTTAACGCTGACGTTGACGTTAGCGGCAGGAATACCGTTTTGATACTGCAAATCAGGCTGGTTGATTAGATCAACAAACTTAGCGCCGACGACAATAACTTCTAAGCCATCACCGTCTTTATCCAAAGCCACCTCGTATTCTGCCATTCTCCAATCGCCGTTGCCTTGTGAGTGGTTGATGTTTTTCAACATTCCCTCGATTGTGTTCGCACACTTAAGGGCAAACAGCGATGGAGTAAGGTTTCCGAGAAGACCCTGAATATCCCACTGTACTTTCTGAAAACGAAATCGGTTCTCTTTGTTCTTGTTTACGGTTTTCTTATCAATGAGTTGAAGATCAAAAACTTGTCGAACAATCTTCAGAAACTCCGAAACTTGAAGAACTTTTGATTCTTCATCGGTTTCTTTTTTATCTTCTTTCTTTTTTCCAAAAACGCCAAGACGTTGATTTTCAATTTCTTTCAATAGAGACATTAGAGTTCCTTATCTGTCTGGGTTGATTACAAAATCATCTTCTGACGGATTGTCAGTTTCAGTAGATTTAGTCGCGGTTTCTTTGGCAGCAACCACTTGTGCCGCCTTGGTTCGTTTCTTAGTTTTCTTCTTCAGCGGAAGATCGAAACCATCAACATCGATTGGTTCCGAATTAACTATCACTTGTTCTGTTTGAATATCCTGAAGAACAGATTTGGGAGTAAACAGCTCCGACTTTTCTCCAGTGACATCAGCGCTTGTATCGTATGCAAGAACAGTCTTTGCTTCTGCTGACAATGGTAAGTACTTGCAGATTCGACGGATTACAGTTTTGCGCCACATCTCTTCTGTATGGCTCACCCATGGGCCACTCTTGCCGCTTCTAGAGTTGTCTCGAATCTTTTCGATTTGGTCTTTGCGCATCACCTCTACTTGCCGCTGACCGTCTTTGAAAAAACAAACAGCGTATGCAAGCTTAGGTTCTCCAACCGTTCCATCATAGTTTGGTTGATGGCGAAGCACTTCTCCATCGTCCAAATCAAAGTAGTGCTCAAACTCTTCCCCTTCATGAACCACTCGGGCAACAAAGTTTGCAATCTCTCCAGACCGACGAACCAACTCCATCAAGCCGGTGTAGTCAATCCAAAGTTCGGCCTCCATAGACCGGCTCTTCTTATTCCAAAGCGGAACCAAGTGAGAGCGATGAAGCACCCCGCCTGCAACCAGGTTTAACTGGCATGCTTTAGACAAAGCCATGTACATCGACTGTGGAGAGCACTGTAGAAGCTGTTCGTTTTTAGCCGCCTCAAAGGTGGCAAGGGCAACGATCTTGTCGATGTCTGCTCCTTTAGGGGCTAGCTTCTTTAGAATCGGCTTCTTGCTTTCAAGGTAGCTTCCGAGTTCTTTTAAGGGTGAGATTTCATTCTTACTCATTGTTGTTCTCCAAGATTCGAAGCACCCGGTTGCCGGGCTTCTCCGTGGTGTATGAATCGTACATGTCTGGGTTTTCTTCTCTAAACTTAACCTTATCAAAGAACTGTCTTGGTTTAGATTGTTTCCATGTAGCAACACGATCAATGCCAACCGAGTCACCAATCAAGCGACGAAGTTCATTCTCTAACTCTTTCTTCTTATCGTCGATTCTTTTGTGTTTTCGTTTGATCGAAACCAGTTCTTTATGCAGCTCAAGCTCTATGTTTGTAGGAGCCCTAAGCTGTTCATCCACAACTCTTGGATGAAGTTTTCCAATGACTGACTTGGCTATGTCTGATGAATCCACCGCAGGAGGAACAGATTCATCGACGTGGTTTTTCCACCACTTGTCAGCAATGTTGAGGATCTCCTGACCAAGATCTTCGTCTCGTTGAAGCCTGTACACTCGGAAGTCATCAAGACCAAAGAGCGTAGCAACGTCCCAATAAGGCGAGTTGAACACTTCCATGTACACTCGCATCTGAACCTCTGTGTCTAATGGAACCTGGTCTGTTCCGGCATCGCCCCAACCTTTTCTGTTGCGTCGAGTCTTTGCATCCATTCCCCATTCGATTCCGTCTTTAAGCACCAGGCGATCAGGAGTACCAAAGATTCGTTTTCGCTCTGGGTGCCAAGTAAGACCTGGATCAATCAGGCTCGCTCCGTCTCCAAGAAACTCCAAATACAGTTCGCAAACATATTTTTCCATGACGCGACCACGCTTCATAGACGAGTCTTCAGAACTATCACGTCTTGTTAGCTGCGATTTCTCTGCCCACAAAGCAAACGGGCTCTTATGAAAACAGCCAACCTTTTGAGCTGGGCTTGCAGAACTCATGACAATGTTTGCTACATCAGTACCACCCAGTCCTTTGAGTCGTTCCTGAAGCCATTCTTCTCTTGTTGTGTCCATGGTATTTAAAATAGTGCTGTTCACAAAGTGCGTCAAGGAGCATCACTTTGCATGCGGACAAATTTTGGCTTATCTAGAAAACAATCAGATTGGAGTGACAATGCAAGTTCAAGACTACAGAGCGAGTTTACCTGGAAAATCGACGAGAGCAGCCTTTGTAGGCTGGTTAAATGATGAACTCGATCCTCTTGGTCAGCGAATCTCTATTGCTTATTTACGAGATTTAGAAGGTGGGCGAAAGGTGCCATCCTTGGCACTGGCTGTGGCTATTGAGCACGTCACGGGGGGCGTAGTATCGGTCAGGGAATGGCCTGGTCTTCAATCAAAGCTTCGGCTCTAATGGACCACATGTTCTGCAGAACTCGTTGTCTTTTTCATCTTCGAAAACCATCGAACCTCCACACCCTTCTTTACAGGACCGGCCAGAGATCCTGACAAGGTTTCCTTTGTATTTCCAAAGGGTTCCTACATAAAAGATTGTTCCCTCTGGCATGTCTTCATAGTTTAGAATCTTCCCAGTTATGGGTAGAATGACAGCGGGTTTGTTACTGTCTTTAGACAAATATCTTTTCCAAGCCTTCATTCTTTTCATCTTAACAAAGGAAAAACTAAGTGGGACTTCTTAGTAAAAAACGCCTTGAGAACATCCGTAAATTTTGGAACAGCAATTACAAAGGCCAGAACCTTGTTCCTTCATTGTTGAGTCATATCGATGCACTCGAGCAACAATTGAAAGATGGCGAGATCAAGGTTCGTGTCGGCGCAATTGAAGCAACTGTCGATGCTGGGCCTGACGGAAAGTTTGGAACCAAAGACGATGAAGTGAAGCTCAAGCGAGCTCCCCGAAAGCGTAAGCCCGCTGCCAAGAAAAAACCTGCCGCTAAAAAGAAGCCTGCGAGCAAAAAGAAATGAAAATAGAACGCATTTGCTTTGAATGTGACCACCGCTATCACGGCTCTTTATATTGTCCGGCTTGTTCAAAGCCTGCCGGTGAGCCAATCAAGCAAGAGGAACAAGATGCCGGGTAAAAAATATAAAGGCAGCACTACAATGAAAAAAAGCAAGCTGAAAAAACCTACTAAGAAGAAGGTTCTTAAGCCCTTGAAGAACAGAAAGGTGGGATACGGCAGGTAAGTTAGGCTTCTGCCTTTTTCTTCGCTATGAAGTCCATCAGGCTGTCTTCAACAACTTCGTTCTTTGCTTCAAGAATAGTCCTAAGCCGGTCTTTCAATTCATCGTAGTGTCTGGCTTCGATTACCATTTCATGGTCGGGATCAAATACTGACCAACATTCCTGTTCTTCTACAAGAGTAAAGCCCATTGGGACGCATTTAGAAATCGGCGTGCTCATCTTCTTCATCTGTATCTTTCGACTCAAACCTCGACCAAACATAGCACCTCTTGCCTAATCGAGTCTTCCTCACACGACTTAGGCCCAGGTGGCGAAGGATGTCTGAAACTCTCATTTGAGCCAACTTGCTCATTTGGTTTGGATCAAGCTTCAGTCCTTCCTGCATTACCTCTGTGACTGTGACGTTGCTCTTGGCTACCAACCAATGCTCTATCATTGGTTGCCACGGATCAATCTGTCGGTAGTCCTCAGATATTTTCTGCAACTCACTCTCCGACTCATTCTCAAGCCACCAGATTTCTCCTCTCTTGTAAGCCGCCATCGCTTCGGCCCACAACTGATCTCGATTGTCTTTGATCCACTGGAGATCTACAGTCCCTACTCGAACTGGCCAGAACCGCCTCGAACCTGTCATGTCAGAAATGAATGACTGTTCATTTGTTGTTCCACAGAAGATACAGTGTCTCTTTGTTGTGACTGCATGTCTTCCGTATGCTGGCCTGTATGTGTCTTCTTGAGCTGTAAGAAACGCCTTGGTTGCACTGTTGGCAGACCTTCGGATTGAATCAAGCTCAGCAACCTCGTAAATCCACGCTCTACGAATCTGACTGTAGGCGTTTGGAGATCCGATATCCATCGGCGTGTCACAGAAGTATTCGTCTCCGCACAGCGCTCGAAAGCAAGTGCTCTTCTTTGCGCCTTGTGGTCCCACAAAGATGAGTACAGTGTCTGCCTTGCACCCAGGCTGCATGGCTCTTGCCACTGCAGAGATAAGCCATCGCTTGCCTACATCTCGAACAAGCCTTGTATCCATGGTTCCAACTCCACGAATCAGCCAGGTATCGATGCGCGGTATTCCATCCCACTGCAAGCCCTCTAAATACTCGTGCAAAGGATTCCGAGAGAACTCTTCTCCAACAAGTCGAGCCACTTCAGAAACCGTCCCAGTTGACATCCTCATTCCGTAGATGCCCTCAAGCCACATCTGTAGCTTGGTATCGTCAGTGTCTTTGTATTCCTCCTGGCTGCGCATCAACGTGCCTTTGAAGTCATCGTGCCAAATCTTTCCTCTTACTCTAGTGTCGTTGCACAAGACCAAGTAAGCGTTTCGTCGGCTTGGCCTAAAAGCCATGTCTCCATTCTTAGTGACATATGTGTCTAGTAGATTGACCACCTTTGATTCAGGTTGACCTACTGCTGCCGCGTTTCCTATCACACGCATCTGGCCGTTTACAGCAATCGGTTTGGTCCCAATAGGCCCCTGCTGTTTAGCGGTCTGAATAAGTGTTCTTAGGTTGTTCTCTTTATTCGCAAGTACTTTATCAAGATCAGGCACCTCTACTCCAGCTCATCTAAATTCAATCTGTACACGGTGTGTGGTGCAACTGCCTTGTGGATCAAACTTGCGTATTGCTCGCCTTGTTCATCGGGATCTGTTGCAACGTAAACATTAAGGTTCTTAGGAATAACAATCTTCGACATCTCACGGAAACTTCCAGAGGTTCCAGAGAGGACAGCGATATTCATATTCTCATGGATTACCGAACAACAAGCCCTAAGCATGTCAGTAATCCCTTCACAAATCAGTAACCCTTCAAGTGATTTAGAAGGGTTGCCTCGTAAAAGCTCGATTCCCTGTTTGTTTGCAAGGAACAGCCCGCCCGCCTCAAACCCCTTTGGCCATCGACTTTTTGGCTTTACTTGTTTGTCTCCGATGGCGCGAACGTGGATTGATGCAAGCTGACCGTTTGTTTCAAACGCTGGGACGGCAAGCCTGTATATGGAACTCCAGGTGCCCGGCCACCAAGAAGGCCACCGATAGTTCTTTCTCTCTGGAAGAACTCTAACGATCTTACTTTGGGCCAAAAGGTCAATGTCAAAACTCCTGTCCAACAAGAACTTCTTGACCTTGTTGTTGGGCCTGGTGTCCTGAAGTCTGTGCAATGGCGATGCTGCCTTCCACAACTCTGCTACCTCTAAAACAGGAGGTCTAACTCTCTGTCTTGGTGGCTTTGGTTGAGGTTTGACTGCGTTGTTTAGAACTACGCCTTCCTGAGTAAACCAAGTCTTTACTTCTTGCTGGTCTACCTTGGTCAGATTTCGAAACCTATCACCCTTAATGGCGTGCGATACAAGATCCACAACGTCACCGCCAGCCCCACAAACATGACACCTCCAGCCCTTAGCGTCTCGAGTCTGACCTAAAGGTCCACGTTTGTCCGAACTACCCCTTTCTTCCGCCCCGCATGCAGGGCATGGACTAAAAGAATTGCTTCGTCGAGAGCCAAGACCTAGGCGTTGTGCAACCCCAACAATGGAGAGATTTTGAGCACTTTCAATCCACATCCCATCTTCTACTCGGACAGGGTGAAGGTCCAGTCAAGCACGCCACCGGGCTTAACTGTAAACGATAGTTCAATGCCTGCTTCTTCTTTGGCATTGCTCGCCCATCGGGCAAGAGTGTCCAATGTAGGAGGCGGCCTGTCTCCTTCAAGAGCATGCCACAATGCAGTGTGACTAGTCCCAAGGATGCGGGCACACGGCCTGTATCCACCACCGAGTTTTTCTACTAACTCTCTAACTACTTCAATCGTATTGATGCGCATCTATCACTCCTGCCGCAAGCTGTAATTGCCAACGTAATATTTAGACCTGCTGCCGCTCGGAGAATGGTTTTCCCACCGGGCCTCGTTGAACTTGGCCACAACAGTAATCTCGTAGTTCTCGATATCGGTCATGGCTGTCATCTCATCCGTTCCATCGGTGAACATGTCCGATACTTCATCTTCTCCCCCCAGCTCATCGACAACATTCTGAGGAACCCACAGTTCAATAATGTCTTGGCTGAGTTCAATGACTGGAACCATCTTGCTGTCGCATCCAGTAAAGCCCCAGTACTCATAGGCTCCAACACCGTGGTCTTCCATCCGGTATGGCTCTCTATTGAGAATGTCTTCTAGTTCATCCTTGATCATCTCCCAAAGCATCTCTTGATACCTTGAGTCATAGTCAATCTGGATGACCCTCTTAGGGTTAATCTTTCTTTCCATTTGTCCTTCCTTGTGGTGTGGTGTTGTCAATGTAGGCTACAGACTTGTTTCGCGCAAGTCATGTTTGATACAAAAGTCGTAAGACGACTCAGGTCTTGGTGTTGGGTCTGGTTCTTCCAACAGAAAACGATATGGGTGAAAGAGCCAAAGCTGGTATTCAGTTTCAGCTTTCGCGATTGCTCTCAACCAAAATGCAGCGCCAGCAAACCTTCTACATTCGTCTTGGTATGGTGCGTTCTTGGCTGCGACCAAAAGCATTTCAGAGGAGATGCGTTGGTTCTCTAAGTAGTCTCCAGCAAGACCTTCAAGCGCACCGTAGTTTGTATGCTTCGGCGCACAGGAACATGTGAAAAGCATGCCTACTAAGAGATTTTTGTACAACATCATCGTCTCTCCAAAGAGGCTGGGGCAGCAGGACTCGAACCTGCAACCTCCTGATTAACAGTCAGGCGTTCTGCCAATTGAACTACACCCCAGCGTTTTTATTTAGAATGGAATGTCGTCCAGGTTCACAGACTGGGACTGTTGAGCTGGTGCTCTTCCATTTGTAGAAGCAGCCTCGTCTCGGCCACCAAGGAACTTGATGTCGTCGGCTACAATCTCAGTGCTGTAGCGATCATTGCCTTCCTTGTCTTGCCACTTACGAGTTTGAATCCGGCCCATGATGTAGACCTGTTTGCCTCGCCTGCAATACTTAGCGACATTCTCTGCCGTCTTGCCAAAGCAGACAACTGAATGCCATTCAGTATGGTCTGTCCATTCGTCGTTCACCTTCCGTCGCTCGTTGGTTGCCAAGCGAAAGTTGGTAACCGTCGTGCCTGAGTTGGTCTGACGGGCTTCTGGATCCTGACCCAGATTGCCTATTAGTACTACTTTGTTGACCATTGTGTTTGTCCTCCTAAGAACAATATTGATTGCGTGCTTGCATCAATGTGAATCGAACACCATGCACCAAGCGGTGTAGATGCCCATGTAAAGTAAGAATCCTTGCGTCCCTTCATTCAGTTCAAAACACCCCATTAGCTAACTCCCATCTTGCATCCAAGGCTTGAATACAGCCGCCGCCTTTTCTTGGCCGCGCCATAGAATCGTCCACCTTCATCAACCAGGTCGATGACGAGTGGCTCTTGCTTGCCTTCTTTAGTTCTCATGATTCGACCAATGCGTTGTTGGATGCGTCCCATCGCACTGCTCGGTGATGTCAGTATGACTGTGTCTAAGCCTGGAAGGTCAAGACCCTCATCAGCTACTGTCGTAGCAAACAGGGCTCGAATCTCTCCTTCATCTGCTTTCTTTAGAATCTCTTCTCTCTTCTTCTTGCTGACCTTTCCAACTAGCGCAGCGCTGATGCAGACAGAACTCATCTTCTCTGCCATGTCGATGCAGTGTTGAACTCGGTCTGAAAGAACCAGAACCTGGCGTCCGTTGTTCACGGCACGTCGGGCAGTGTCGAGTATGAGTTGAGTACGATCCTCATTACCGCACATGGCGCTAATCATCTTGGTGTACTCCATTTCCTTTTGTGGTGGCTTCCATCCTGTATTCACGTTCACTACTCGAGGAGCCAAGACCAGCCCTCGCTCAATCAGCTCAGGAGTAGTTACCTCGTGAATGATTTCTCCAAGACTCCAATGAAGCATGTTGGTCAGTCCATCAGCCCGCTCAGGAGTAGCGGTCAGTCCGAGTCTGAATCGAGCGCCTAACGTCATCAGAATCTCAGTGAATGTGTTGGCTGGGACGTGATGCGCTTCGTCTACAATGACCAAGCCAAAGTGCTTGCCGAAGTTGTATCGTTCCTCCCACGTCCATTTGTACATCGTCTGGAAGGTTGCAACGACAATGCGTGCATCTTTCTCTTGGCTGTCCCAGTCTTTCTTAGATGAACTGTTGCCTCCACCAATCAGAAGAGCCTCCTCTCCCAGTTGTTGTCTGCATCGAGTCACCCACTGTGTAGCCAAGTCCAACGTGTGAACAAGCACAAGCGCTGGCGATGACACAGCAGCAATGGTTCCAATGCCGATAGTTGTCTTTCCGGCACCGCATGGTGCTACGACCACTGCGTCTCGCGCATGGCTATCTACCTCGACGAACTTCTTAATCGCCAGATACTGGTAGTCTCTCAGTTTGATGTGGGGCTCGAGGTTGACCTTTCTAGCTGCTGGGTAGCTGGTTCGAACGTGGTTCTCGAAGCCATAGCTTCTCAAGTCAACGCACCTTGGAACCTGAAGGCCGCCTGCCCATGGGTGGGAGTAAGGCAGTTCACGGGCAGCGTAGATGTATTCCTCTGGTAGGTCTACATACTTGCCGCTCCTGATTAAAGACTGCGCACGCCCATACTCAGGATTGCGCATCTTGAATCGATCCACAATCTCATCGAGAACGGGGCAGTCGGGGTGCAGGTATTGCCCACCCCCAACCACCTTGGCATGCGCCATAGTCATCACTCACCTCCCATCGTCTTGAGCTGCTGAATCTCAGCCTCGAGCGAATCGATCTTGTTTAGTGCTGACTTGAGCATCCTGCGGAGTCGTCGTTCTTCCGACCCTGGATCTCTTACAGCCAGCATTCCTTTGAGCGCATACTTCACAGCTTCACGCACATTCCCGCCAGTGATTGACCATTGTGGCTGACCACCCAAGAGTGCCAGCGTGGTAGTCTCAGGCCACCTGTCCGTGTGGTCTTGCAATGTTGTCAGCAGGTATCGGCAGATAAACTGACCACGGTAGCCACAGTCCGTATCCGCTTGTTTGTACCTGGTGTCGTAGAACTCTACGAGTGGCTCATCGTTTTGGTAGATAAGTTCGTCGTTTAGTCCGTATGAACCGCCTCGATAAACGACTCTCACGTTGAACGTAATGTCTTGCTCATTTGTAATCTCGATCATTTGATCTCCAGTGTGGTGTTGTGTTCTTTGTTCTTTCTGCAGCCGCCGTCACTATGAACAGCTACCCATTTGAGGGTTCCTCCAACCCCCCTACATTTGATCCACTCGTCACAGAAGGCACAGTAAATCTCTGCGTATGTCTGTTCTAAGAATCCTGACCATGCAGGTTGAACATCATTTGTTGATTCACAGTTTTTGGCGAACCACACCGAGATTTCTCTCGGCCTTGAGTGGCAAACCATCCTTCTGTTTCGAACTTCTCCGTGTTTCAAGCGTCCTCCTATTGTGGTGTTTAGAGAGAATAGTCTGTGCTTTTTGTGTTGTCAATAGAGATAACATAAAAAAGATGGAGACGACGGGAGCCTGGTACAAAAACCCTGGCGGATTCCAGTGTTTAGTTGATCCCGTCGCCTCCGAGAAAAGGTGAGCCACCACAAACTTGCCGCCCACCTAATCGTCATTAGACTTCGGTTCGTAAGCAGTGGCTCATAAGAGGGTGAGTCGCCACCCAGATTTTTCTGAACACCCCACCATTATTTATAAGTGGAAGGGTGGCGACCCATAATGTTTGAGGCATCTGTTTGACCACGGCCATGCCTCCCTGCGCCGCCGTCTTCACACCCAGAAGCACAACCCAGTTGAAATATGCTTCCTTACAGTGTGCAAGTCATTTGTATCTTACAGCAAAGAGATGAGCGCTGAGCCTAAAACCCATGTGAGAATACCGAGGGCTATGACACCCATGGCTATATCGGCCAGGTCATAATCGTTCTTGTTCATTCCTCATCCTCTTCGTAGAAGTGTTTGATTTCGTTTGCTTCTTTGATGACGCCTACGGGATCTCCCCATGGGTCCAGCTCAACCTTGTCTTCTGGCTCATCGTCTTCAGCGACTGGATGTGTCCATCGGCCATCTGTTTGCCTTACTTCCATCTCAGGGGGCACAATGCTTTCGTCTTCGATGTGGTCGAAGTAATCCACGACGTTCTCAAGGTTCTTTGCTTGAGGAGCCTCTACATCTGGGAACACCCAGTCTTCTGGCGGATACCATCGATAGGCTCTGATGTTGTGGATCATGGTTCTCTTTCTCTCCCAGCCCAGTTCATCGAGGATACGAGCCAGTCTCATCTCACCGCTCCGTCCTTGCATCAGCATTCCTGCGGGCAGTTGCTCGATGATGTCAGTTGTAGACATGGCAACGTGATCCCTGGTCAGCTTTTCTTTGGCCCACTGCACTTCTCTTTCAGGCAGTGAGTTCTTCTTGCGTTCGACCTTTACTTCTTGAGAGGCACCCAGAATCCCTGTGTACAACTCAAACTCGGTAGGCCGCATGCCCCACTTGCCCGTCAGGTAGATGAGGACAGAAGCCAGTTTGGCTTTATTGATCTTGTCTCCATCCATGAAAAGGGTTCCGGCTTCAGTCTTCTTGAATCTCCCTACGAGTTCAGGGTCGTGCCGCACTGCTAAGAAGACAGCATGGCTTCCGATTGCTTTCTTGATCATGGTTGAGGTTTGTTCGTTCACTTGTTGTCTCCTTTGAAGATCACGATTGCTGACGGGAAGGGTGCAGAGTTCTTAGCGTCACCGAACTTGAGCCTTCCCCTTAGAAAGATCACTTGTCCTTTCATTGCGTAGTCATGCCACCAAGCGGTGTCTGTTCTAGAAGGAACCAGGCAAACCACTGTGCATCCACGTTGGGATTCTTCGTAGGCTTTCTTCATCCACTTCTTGATCTCTCTTCCATACGGTGGATTCATCCAGCACACACCAGACCACTGTTGAGCAAGCCCATCGTCTTCCGGTGTGAAGTATTTCCGGCATTTGGCATTGCTTGGTAGAGCACAAACATCCAGTTCAAATCCCCACAGTTTGTCATAGCTATCGAACAAATCCTGGGGTGTAGACCACTGATCGGTCTTACTACTAAAATGTACGCTCATTGTGTCCTCTGTGGTGTTTGGTAACCTGATGGGGACTAAGTGTCACCCAATGGTGTACTAAGTCATAAGGTATGGGGATGTGGCGGTCAAGTCATGTTTGGGCCAAAGGTCAGGCACATTCCAGGGTTATTAGGGGCTTTCAATACGATGCCGCCCCACTTATAGGTAGTTGTGGCTACAACATGGTCAGCGGTAAATAGTTAGAATGCTTAGGTTATTTACCATTGCCTCCCTTATATCCCCTTTTCCTATAAAAAAAAATAAATGGTATAGAGGAGTAGTGGTCAGGCAATAGAGAGGGCTAATAAAAGGTTAAGAAAAGGTGGGGCAGATATGGGCAGCAAGGGTTTCTTGTCTTGATTCCTTACTGATATCACTACTTTAGCTGTGGCTCGCCCGCGTTCTTGATAACACCTAACGGACTCATGTGAACTAAGAAGGGACGAACAACTCCGTCAGCACGCAAATGTAGATCAACCTGAGGTCCACCAAACTCCTCAAGCCATAGTGAGCTGATGCCACAACACCACCTGTGAAGAACATCTGTGTTGTACCGAGTAGGCTTGTCCTTACCAAGAAAGTATGCAGCAATCGCTGTAGGTGACTCGTCTATCGCTCGTGCAAACCTACCAAACTTTCCACTACCACCGTACTCAATGTCTAATGTGCGGAACAATCTCCATATGCGAATCGAACATGCCTGAATCTCATCACGCCAATGATCTCCAGTCAGTGCAGCTTCACAATCAGATACCAAATCTTCCAACTCAGACTCGCTCAAACGACGGTAAGATGAAGGAGGCGCTGATAAACGACGGATTCGGAGATGATAATGTTGCATTTGAAAGAACCTCAATACCTGTATATTGTCCCACAGGCAAAGGATGGATGGGTAGCCAGGGTCAGTGGGATGTGTGGAAATAGTGCTCCGGCGGCCCTCGAAGGCGTGCCTGCATCCTCGATTCATGCCGCATGGCACCGTTTTAGCAAAAAAACGAGCTATTTCAATGGTTTACGGGCCAAAATCGCCCAAAAAAAGCGCCTTGAACCCGAAAGCAAGGCCAAACAGCAGTATAGGCAACGTGTTCTCGGCTTGATAACAGGTAGTCTGGGCAGTCGAGAGTCCGGTTAGCCCATCCGGCGGTGCGACCCGGCCCGCTCAGCAAGTAACCCCTCGGTGTTCTCTACTTGACACCACACATCGATGCGACTTGGTTCGACCCCCAACTTGAGCTGGTTGGTTTGAGCTGTTTCCATATGGCATCGGTGCGACTTCGCCCGGCCCCGAACTTGGTCGATGCGACTTGGCCCGACTTTCTACCAGGAGATCGGTGCGACTTGGTTCGACCCCAAACAAACCTGTCGGCGGACACCACATCACACCGACAGGCGGAGCTGAGCTCCTGTTTGTTCATTTGTTTTCCGCCTCTTGGAGTTGAGTAAGGAACTCGAGGCAGACTTTTCTACATCTCTGTGCGGCAAGTTCGGAGGGCATTTCGCCCTCGTCACTTTTCTCATGCGCTTCGCTGACCTGGACCCAGAGTTCGTCTACGAGTCGAAAGCATTCCTTCGAAATCATAGTCCACCTCCCAGGATTTCATCAGCCAGTCGCTTCATGTTGACAACGATGTCCATGATGGACTCCTCTTCCTCTTCGGGAGTGAAGCAGTCGGAGCACAAGTACTCGGCGCTTCCATCGGGATTGTCGTTGCCGCAGTGCTCATCCTCTGGCACATCGACTCCGCAGTTTTCGCACCGCCTATGTTCGAATGCCTCCCAAACCCAGGCAAAGCCACCGATGCACCAGACAGGTTCGTCAACGCCATCGATTGTTTGGGGCGACCAGATGTCGTGGGGCTCATCATCATAGGTAGATGCGCTGTGGACAACGATGGTCCCGTCTTCCTCTGTCTCCCATCGTACCCAAGGAGTAAGGCCGGACTTAGTCAACGCCTCTTTGACCTTCTCTACTTGGCTCTTGGTGAAGTAAGGCACCGCCCATCCATTCCAAGTCTGCCCAGTCGAGTATCCTTCCACCTCGAAGAGATCATCGATTGCAAACCAGACCGGCTTTGCTTCGAACTTGGCTGTCCCAGGTTGTTTGCCGTACCACTTCTGGATCTTCTCTTCACTCCAGAGTGGTTGGTTGGTTGACAGTACTTCGCTGTCGTGTGTCAGTCGAATCGACTCGGCGCATCTGTAATCGAAGTCACCGATTCTTCTGTAGTCTTCTTCGCTCATGTACATGATTCCGAAGTTGCCGCTCGACCTGGTTAGTTGGCCGAGGAGAATCTTGTGTGCCCCCTCGATGTCTACGGAAGAACCAAAGAGTTCTCCGTCCTTGAAGATAAAGTATCGTCTGTTTTCCATTGTGGTGTCCTTATGTGGTGTTGGGGGCTTGCGCCCCCGTGGTTGGTTTGTGGTTCTAAAAGAAGTTGACTTGAAGTGGTTCGTGCTCTCGGAGATCTGAGATTTCCCAATGCCCTGTGTCGTAAGCCTTGCCGCCGATGACTATGACAATGGTGTTCTCGTCGCCTCGGATGTGGCATTCATACAATGTGGCGTCTCCATATACGGTCCAGCCCTTGTAGAGTGGCTCCCATTTGATGGCCTCTGCTAAGTACTTGTCGGAGTACTGGCGCAACTCAGAAAGTGGAGTGTAGAACTGTGGGTTTGAAATGATTGTGTTTTGACTACTCATGGGTGCTCCTGTGGTGATGGGGGACTTGCGCCCCCCGTAGAGTTTATCGTCGGTATGTACCGTCAGCCTTGAAGCCTCCGGTCACTTCTGCGTGAACGCCCTTCGAGGCCAGGAAGGCACACAGTGCATTCATGTCTCCTCTCAAACCTTCAGGGTGGTCAAGCTTTGCCTCGAGGTAGCCGGGAGTAACCATGCCTCCACCGTCGTAGTTGATCGCTGGGCCGCTAATCCCGTGTCGGTTCAGCCAAACAAGGATGAATCCTCCGTCCCCGTTCTTCGCGAACAGCAAATCGTATCGGGTCATGTTGCCTGGGCAGTGATTGATTCTTTCGAATTCCATTGTGGTGTCTCACTTGTTGTTTGTAGGTTCATCCTACCCCATATCCATAACATTGATTCATTTGAGTAGTCAAGGAAGATAACAGTATTAGCCAAAATAGTTTCCCGTCCATCGTTTGGTGCGACTTGGACCGCCCCCCAACCATTGAACATAATGCATGTTATTGGAACATGGTGCGACCTGGCCCGCCCCCCAACTATGGTGAAGCGACCTGGCCCGACCCCTAACGGAGCTGGCGCAACCGCGTCCGAATGTGAACTATCACTGCTGCCCTCACATCTTGAGCTGAGGGCCGGATTTCGCGCCGAAAAAAGGGGCCAGGACCGAAATCCTGACCCCTCGGAGCATATCTTTCTAATCAGCTATGTCTGGCTCGTAGCTGATCGTTGCATTGTAGTTTACAAGCCGATTGTTCTCGACTTTCCACATCCAACGTTCGCCGTCTTCGCCTTGCATCTCGATCCATGAGTCTTCTTTGGCGTATTGAGCCAGTATTTTTAGAAATACTTCGTCATCACCAAACTTTTCTCCATTGAAGTACAGATCGTCAATGTTTCCTGCTTCGTCTGTTGTAGCATGCCAACGCCAGGCTCTGATCGCCTGCTCTAACGTCTCCGCGTGCTTGATTCCGACGTGATCTACCCATGCATAGTCGCGATCGGGTAGATTTTTGAGGGCCGATAGCGCCTCCGCCTTATTGGCGGAGGCTATTGTAAACGATCCATCTCTTTGGTGCATACAGTATCCCATGATCTCTCCCTATTCTGGCTGGATGTAGTGTGGCATGCGGCGGACGTGTGATTGACCGTTAGTGCTACTGTCAATCCACTTAGGACGAAAGCCATACTTCTCTTGGAAGGCTTTCAGGAACACTGCAGCATCGCAGTCTCCCTCCAGATATGCGACGGTTTTGTGCTTGTTGGTGTATGAGTAGGAAGAGATCTCCTTCTCAATGTCCAAGTCTTTCAATGCGCTGAAAGGCACTGCTAACCATTCGTGACCAGGGTCCGAATAGAAAACGTATGCTGATTTGTGTGGGTCGAATGACATTGTTGCTCCTTGTGGTGTGTAGGTTCATCCTACTTTTGAATCTTAGCTTGTGTTCTTTGTGGTGTCAAGCCCGATTACAGGCTTGACCTCCACTTTTCGTATCTTTTTGCCATAGGGCCATGGGCCATGATGGCGTAAGACTTTCTTTTTTGCCCGCGTCGTGTGCCGTCACATCCCCTGCACTGCTCGCAAGTCAACACTTGCCCAAACTCATGCGAGGCAGGACACACACGCTCGTGTGGCATCAATACTTCGTCAGGGAGACGGGTGCGGAATGTCCGGTATCCCATCGCAATCGCTTCGCGTGCTTCGTCTGGTGTGTCAACGCTTGCCATTACAAGGTGTGCCCACACTGCAGGATCGATATCGCGCCATCTGTGATCATATCCGGTGTGGCCCTTCGACTGTGCAAGCAAGACCTCCCAACGATCCGCAGGGATAGCAGACGGATTGCCATAGGAGCCAAGACGGATCGTCCGGTCTGCTACCATGGCGGAGATCTCCGCGTCCGATGGCCTGATCACATTGCCTCGCTTGTAAGCGCTCCACACTGCAAGCGGGCCACGAAAGGCGATCACATAGCACGCGCCCGATCCGCCCGATGCCTCTGATCGGTGTGCGCATCCGCCACAAATTGACGTGTCCTCTCCTGACTTGATCGCCGCGTTAGGCTTGACATCCTGGCGCAGGATATAAGTCTGGACTTCGTCTGCAGTTTTCACGTTTTTAGACTTGCGATCAATGTCTGCTGTCAATGCGACAATTGGTGCGCCGTCAATGGCTGATGGTCCTTCGTATAAAACAATTCTTCTCATTTGTGGTGTCCTTTGTTGTGGTGTTTTTATCTTAGCTGCTGTTATCAGTCCTGGCAACACTTATTTTGCCCTTGACATTTTCTTGACATTCGGTGCGACTTGGCCCGCCCCCTAACTGTGGTGCGACTTGGTACGGCCCCTAACGGTGCGACTTGGTACGGCTTTCAACGACGGTGCGACTTGGTACGGCTTTCAACGGTGCGACTTGGACCGTCGCGCTGCTGTTGAATCGAAAGCGAGCTGTGAGCTGACCGGCCCTTCGACCGGATAGCCCAGCTTGCCCCAAAAGGAGGCTCATCTATCACCCCCTTTCTCTTTGACGAGATGCCAACTTGCGAAGAAATGCTCTGTTTCTTTTCTGGTACAGCCGCCTGCATTTTCTCATCGCGTAGGCTTCATCTACTTCGGTGCGATGGTATTCAAACACCTGCCGTAACGGGGCTTTACGGTAGAAGTCGCCAAAAGTGACAATGCTGCCATCATCGCGTCGTGTTCCGGGCAAATCGGTTGAATAGAAAGAAGCGTAAAGCTTCCGGTTTTTACTCTCCATCACTCACCCCCTTCCAAATTCGCATTCAGCTTTTGAAGGTAGAGAGCCATTCTTTGGGCTCTTTCAACAGGGTTAGACCATCGAAGTTCCGTAGCGAGTTTAGTGAGTTCTTCAACCACCATCGCTTTGGGAGCAGTTCTGCTGTCAATACCGGCGTCCTTAAGCCGGTCAATCGCCTGGATCGCTGTCATGTTTCACATCCTTCGTTTTTCCTGCTGATTTGCAGGCCAGAGGGGGAGAGGATGGCCCCTCCCCCAGTGGTCTGCCTACCAGCCATCTTCAGCGAATGCTCTCTCTTTGGTGAGCCAGGCACGCACCCCGTAAACCTTTTTACCGTCTACTCTTGGACGCCAGTGCAGCCAGTGGACATCCGCCCAGCAGTATTGCTCATCTCGAGGATTCTCACGCTCGACGGGGCCGACGACGAAGTTGCCTCGCGCGTTTTCTTCGTGGCTGTCAGCCAGAAGGATGCCGTTCATGTAGTCGCTGAAGCCTCCTTGATACTCTTCGCATCGTGGGTCGTCTGATTTGATGTGTGTGATGTCTTTCATTTTTTGTGCTCCGTGGTGATTGAGAGAAGACCGTCCTCTCCCACCCCCAATGTCGCATTTCTCACCCCCGTTGTCAACCTTGGCACCAGAAAAAAGGAGCTGGTGATTTGTTGAGCTGGTGCGACTTGGCCCGCCCCCTAACGACGGCGCGACTTGGCCCGCCCCCCAACGACGGCGCGACTTGGCCCGCCCCCCAACGACGGCGCGACTTGGCCCGCCCCCCAACGACGGCGCGACCTGGTACGCCCCCAAACAGTGATAGTACTGCAGCTCAAAAGAAAACCCGATCATCTGTGCACGATGATCGGGCCGCC